AGGCGATTCTGCTGGATACGGATTGTGGGGATTTGCGCTGGGAGGGGCGCGGCGAAAGACTCAGGCCACCCCGTGCTGGCGCTGAGCGGCCCGCTGAGCCACTTTCGGCACGTCAGAGGGTCGCGGTGCCTGAGCCCCATTGTCAACGCGGGAGAAGGGCACGCCAATCCGGCCCGGTTTGCCCGTGAGCCACGCCGAGGACCGGCGCAATGCCGTTTGTAGCCGGACGGCGCGGTATTATGGTGTGGCACAACGTGTTTGGATGGCAAGCGAATTATGAATAGCCATGGCGCACAACGCAATTGGAGGATGAGCATGACTACACCCAACGGAAATCCAACCGGCGCAAACCCTGCGCGCCCCAAGGGCTTTCAGTCCGGCGAGGCAGCCGTGCAGGCCAACCCCACTGGTGGCGGCATGTTCACCGGAGGCGGCGAGGCCAAGGTGATCGGCTCAAACCAGGACAAGAGCGCCACGGGAGCCGCCGACGCATCGAGCGGGATGGCGACACAGAAGAAGGGCCAAGCGAATAACCCTGGGGCGACAACGTTTACCGCCGACGACTGATGACCGGCCCGAATCAGGACGACACCGACGACACCACCGTCGATCCGCAGGTCGGTATGCTGCTCGCCGAGATCTCAAGTGCGCTCAACGATTTGGGTGGCTCGTCGCCAACACCTGATCCGCGCATCGCCGTGGCCGTGGAGACGCTGTCTAACGTCAACACCAACTGGCTGACCGACAATCCGCTTGCGGTGGGGTTTGCGGGCACGCTGGCCATGCAGATCAACGCACTACTGGCGTCCTATCCCACAGCGAATAGGCTTGCGGATGCGGTGGATTGCGCCGAGCAGCTAGCCGGTACATGGTCGGGCAACGACTACGTTTGAAAACATGGGGAACTGCAACAGATGAATATGGCGTACAAGGTGATTCGGGCCAACCCCCGATATCTCTAGGAAAGGAAAGCAGCACATGACAACTCCGAACGGAACCCCGAGCGTGGCGGCATCACCGCGTGATCTCAATGAGCAGATGCAGGCACCCGGCGAGGCCAACATGCAAGCCAACGCGTCAGGCGGCGGGCAGTACACCGGCTCCGGCGAACCGGCACCAAAGGTGGTCGGCCAGTACGGAACTGACGTGCACGGCCAGTACACCGAAGGCGACACGGTCGGCAACGATCAGTCCGAATTGAATCCAACCGCGCCGCGTGGCCCGCAACCGGACGTGCTGTGATCACCTGGACCATCACCCCGAACACGGAGCATCCCAAAGTGCCGGGGCAATTGTTCTGGGAAGTCAACGGCGAGAATCCCGACGAATCCGATGCACGCCAAGACATTCACGACCCGCGACACTTCCCGACACGACTTGCTGCAATCGAGTTTCTGATAGATCACCATATGAAGATGCGCGACACGCTACATGTCAGCGGCGATAAGACGGGTCGCAGCTTGCGTATCGGGCTTGTGAAGATAGGCGACAAGCTCGAATACGATGTTGGCACGCAACAGATTCCACACCCGGCGGATCTGATCGACTGGCTCGACGCGACACTCAAACCAGGCGACACGGTCGCATACCTGGTAGAGCCACTGTCCCAAATGGGATAGTGTGGTGTGGCAACGGTATTCGCAACGGATACCTTCAACCCGAAAAGGGGGAGCCGCCATGCCACCAGGACGACAGCCCAAAGATCCATCTGTACGTCAGAGGACTAACCGGGCCTCAACGCGGGCAATGCTCCGCGAACTGAAGCCTGACGAGATCGATATTCCACCGCTGCCGCCCAATGTGCGGTACCGCGAGAATGAGTTCGGCCCCGACTGCCCCACAGAGTACGAGGTGCCGTGGTCATCCACAGCCCAGCGGTACTGGACGCGACTATGGTCATCCCCTATGGCATCTGAGTTCCATCAGATGAGTGACATCGAAGGTCTGTATCGGCTGCTGGCGCTTGTGGAGCTGTTCTGGAAGAAGCCCAATGCAACACTAAACGGCGAGATCCGTTTATATGAGCAGCAATTCGGCCTCAACCCGCTGGCGCGGCGCAGACTGGAATGGCAGATCGTTGACACCGAGAAGGCCAAGGACGCCGCCGAGGAACGCGCAGAACGTAGGGGAGCGGCCTCGCGGCCACCCGAAGACAACGGTGACGTAGACCCGCTGTCGGCGTAAAGTTCATGGCGGTGCTGCTGGTACCGAATGACGGTATCAAATATCCTCCCTCCCTTGGGTATGGGCTTGTCGACTACATCGAGAAGTACCTAGTCTTCGGGCCGGGATCTTTGCAGGGCGAGACGGCGAAGCTGGACCCCGAGAAGAAGAAACTGCTCATACAGGCGTACCGGATATATCCGCAGTTCGTTGCTGACTCCAAGACCGAGGAACACCCGCTGGCGGGTATGCGCAGGTACGACCGGGTCGCGTGGGAGCTGCGAAAAGGTAAGGCCAAGACCGAGTTTGCCGCGTGGGTCACGGCGTTGGAGCTGTCGAAGGACGCCAAGGTACGCTTCGATCATTGGGAGGACGGCTACCCGGTAGGCAGACCCGTTGTCGCACCGTTCATTCCGATGATGGCCGCGTCCGAGGAACAGACGCAAGAGCTGGCTTACGGTGTGCTCAAATGGATTCTGGAACACAGCCCAGACATCAACTGGCAGTTCGATATCGGGCTTGAGCGAATCGTACGCCTGGGAGACGACGGCACCAACGACGGCGAAGCGATGGCCGTCTCCAACGCTCCTGCCACAAGAGACGGTGCCAGAACAACTTTCGAGCACTTCGACGAGCCTCACCGGCTACACATGGAATTGCAGCGCCAGGCCCACGAAACAATGATCCAGAACTTGTCCAAACGCCAAATTGAAGAACCTTGGGCGCTTTACACTTCCACGGCGGGCGCATCCGGCCAGGGCAGCGTACAGGAGGACGTGCGCCACGAGGCCGAGAAGATCGACAAGGGAGAGCTGGATACCCCAAGGTTCTTCTTCTTCGGCAGATGGGCCGGGCAAGAACACGATTCGCTAGAGACACGAGAGCAGCGCATCGCCGCTATCGCGGATGCCACCGGCCCAATGGGGGAATGGGGCAAGGGCCAATTCGCCCGCATCGCAGACGATTACGATCGTGTGGGCGCAGATCGCGCCTACTGGGAGCGAGTGTGGCTGAACCGTTGGCGGCAGTCCGGCTCAGCGATGTTCGACGTGCGCAGGGTGAAAGTCATTCGGGCGGTGGAGATCCCGAAGGACGCACATATCGTGTCAGGCTTCGACGGCTCCCGGCGCAACGACTCCACGGCAATGGTCATCACCGATATCAAGACCGGCCATCAGCAGCTAGTGGGGATCTGGGAAAAGCCTGAGACACAAGACAATTGGGAGGTCGATGTCCATGACGTCCATCAAACTCTGGCTGATGTGGTATTTAGGTGGGACATGTGGAAGCTGTTCGGCGACCCGCCGTACTGGACGGAGGAAATGGCAACGTGGGCAGCACTTTACCCAGACAGAATCGTTGAATTCTGGACGAATCAACAGAGACGTATGGCTTACGCCATCAGGGCCTATCTGGAAGCGTTAGACTCTGGTGCGTGTCGTATCGTCGGAAGTGAACGCCAAGTTGATACGATGTTGCGACACATGGGAAATGCGGGCAAAAAAGAACTGAATATCGTTGACGACCAAGGCAAGCCGTTGTACATCATGTGCCACATAGAAGGTAGGCTCGCTGACAAGTACGACGCAGCCATGGCGGGATGCTTGAGCTGGGCAGCATGTTTAGAGGCCCGACGCAAGAACGCGGAACCTACCCCTAAAAAGGGGATGCCGCGCCGAATTAGATGAAAGGTATTGGCACATGCCAGAATTGACCGTAGAACAAACATCCATCCTTGGCAGCCTCAGTGGCATCGCCACCACCGTGGACGGCCTGCTCTCATCGGGCATCAGCGCGGCCGAGGTGGGCGAGAAGCTGCTGGCGTTCCTAAGTCCTTCTGCCGCAGCGTCTTTGCAGTCGCTGATCACGGTGCTTCAGGAGGTCGACAACCTCGTCAAAAAGGCAGAGTAGACAACACATAACGCGTTACGCGTAACGCGTTACGCGCAGGAGGATCACATGACAACTTTTGCTGACGGTCCTTCTGCGCCGTACGCGAGTTCCAACCCGAACGGTAACCAGATCCAGCCGGGGATGAACATCGGTATCAACCCGGCGCTGATGACACCCCGAGACTGGCTCAATGTCTTGACCCGGCGCGTCGACTTCGGTTGGGTCAGAATCGAATTGCTGCGATCCTATGTGGACGGCAACGCCCCGCTGCCGGAGATGGGCAAGAACACCAAAGAGGCGTGGCAGAAGTTCCAGCGCGAAGCCCGCACCAACTGGGGTGCGCTGATCGTAGAGAGCGTCACGAATCGCCTTATCCCCAACGGCATTACGGTCGACGGCTCCAACGATTCCAAGCTGGCCAAGCAGGCGCAGGCCATCTGGAAACGCAACCGGCTCAACAGCGTGTTCCGCGAATGGGTGCGCTACGGACTGACTTTCAGGCAGTCCTACCTCACCGTGTGGAAGGACGCGGACGACAAGGCTATCATCACGGCGGATTCCCCTGAGTCCATGGGGGTTTCAGTAGACCCGTTACAGCCATGGAAGGTTCGCGCGGCGGTGCGCTGGTGGCGCGACCTGGACTTACAGGAGGACCGCGCTCTGGTATGGGGCAACAACAGCAGCCAGTCATTCAAGCGAACCCTGTTGAGCCTCAACGCCCCAACGAACCCGCCGAACAACATGATGTACTACCTGCCGGTGCGCTTATTGGGGGAGTGGGCCGATGCCGACACCGTCAACGACAGCGGCCAACCACCACCTGTAGTGGTGTACAACAACCCGATCTTCTGCGGCGAATTCGAAACGCACATAGATCTAATCAACCGGATCAACCGCGAGATCCTAGAACGCTTGACCACCAGCGCAATTCAGGCTTTCCGCCAGCGGGCGATGAAAGGTGGATTGCCGGTAGTCGACGCGAAAGGCAACCAAATCGATTGGGGCGCAATCTTTGAGCCCGCCCCCGGCGCTATCTGGGATCTGCCCGAAGGCATCGACATTTGGGAAAGCCAGCCCACCGACATTCAGCCGATGCTCGCGGCATGCAAAGACGACATTCGACAACTGTCGGCCATGACCTCGACACCATTCCCGGTTCTTATGCCGGACAACGCAAACCAGACAGCCGAGGGCGCGGACGCAGCCCGAGACGCACACATCTTCAAGTGCGGTGAGCGTCTGGCCGAAGCCAAGGCCGGGATCGAAGAAGCCCTGACACTGGCACTGAAAACCGAAGGCGCAGACCTGAGCCCAGACAAGGGCGGCGACTCCACACAAGACAAGCAGGTAGAGGTAATCTTCAAGCCCGTCGACCGTGTGACGATCGCGGAGATGTATGCCGCCGCGCAGGCAGCGTCTTCGGCTGGCGAGTCGTGGCCGTCGATTGCGCGAAACATCCTGGGGTACAGCCCAGAACAGATCGCGCAGGACCAGCTCGATAAACTCAACGAGGCGATGCGGGCGGCGATGTTCGCGGGTAACCCGGCGGTCCCGCCGGAGCCGCCGACCGACGTCGGCGTGAGGTTCGGTCCTGTAAACCCGAATAGGGCAATACAATCCGCGATGGGTAAGCAGCTTGAGAACCAGGCCAACCCGCAAGCCCCGTCGCAGTTCAACCCGTCACGCACACCACCTGGCGCTAACCCGGCTGCCACGGCGAAAGCCGCTGCCGCAAACAGCAATCCACGCCAGGCCACCAACGCCGGTAAGGCAGGCCAGAATACGCAAGGTATCGGAGCGAATAACCCGCCCGCGCGCCGGAGGTGACCAATGTTGTGGCTAGTGCTCGTCAACCAGGCGGTAATGATCGCAATCACTTCTGCCGCAACGGTTTTCGCATACAAAGCTGATCAGAATTCACGCTGGCTACAAGAAGTGATGGCACCGTGGATGGCTCACATATCGAGCATCATAGATCCCAATTGGCCCAAACCGCCTGACCCACCGCCGATTACAGAATGACGCGACCCAGAACCGCCGGGGATCTGCTGTCGCAGCGACCACATACCGACCTCGACGGCGACGACGAGAGCGACCAACTCAGCGATCCCGAATACAACGCGGGTCTGTTGCCCGAGCGCGGCGAGTACGACGAACCAGACGACGAAGGCGACGACGATAACGACGAATTACCCACTCTCGCAGAGATCCCCGATGAGCAGGAGCAGCGGGAGAGGAGCGAAGCCCCCGAGGAGGTCCGCGAGCAATTCAACGATCTCATGGAAGACGCCGAAGAAGGAGACTTCAAACTAACTGACTACCAACGGTATTGGCGTCGGCTACAAGGGATCGTCTTACACCACGTCAACAAGGATTGGCGGCTCGCCGGACCAACACGGGACGCGGCAGCCCACGTCGGAACCGTTGTGCAGTCCGGCCAGAAGGTCGGCAGCCACCTGACACAGCTATATGCACAAAGGCATTTGGGCATTGACTTCACCCCGTTCGATCCCGGCCCCGGCATCATTGAGCGTCCCGGCACCAACAAGCTGATGGTGTACTCCCGGCCCATACGGGAGAGAAGCCTTGGCGCGCAACTGAGCAGGCTAGAGACGCTTGCCAATACAGATCTGCAACTCGCCAAAGTACGGACCCTGTATTCGGCTTTTAACGAAGACCAGACCGTCAACCGCGCGCCGATCAAAACATGGCGGCGCGTCACCACAAGCGAAAACCCCTGCGCCCTATGTGAAATCGCCGCCGATCAGGTGTACTTCTCCGATGACTTGATGGCCATTCACGACAACTGCATGTGCGACATAGAGCTGGCCGACGAATCCGATCTTGATGAACACAAGGCCCGCTACCACCACATCGGTTTCGTGCAAACACTTTTGGACATAGGAGAGCAGAAGAAAGACATCCAGACCCTGGCCGACGAGGATGCTCCGGCAGAGGATTACCACAACCTCACCAAGATTGAGCAGCACGGAGAACTCGGCCCCGTGATCACCTGGGCTGGGCAGAAATTCACCGGGCCGGGGGAGTTACCCAACCCAATGCCCGTTCGGCCCACACCGACAGTCTCAGGGCCAGGACGGGGCCATGAGGCGCGGCTGGCAGAGAACCGTGCCAGGGTGGCGCAGTACCGGGCGCAGCAGTTCGGCCCCGGCGGGCGCGCAGAGCCGCGCTACCATCCAGAGCACGGCAAGGGCAGCAGCTACGTGCCAACGTCCTACGGGTTGCCACCGATCACGAAAACCGTTGGGCCTAAACCACCTAAGCCCAGGCCGATAGAGATGGGCCACGTTATAGCGACCATCGGCCCCGGCGGGCGTGTCAGTATCGAGACAGCAGGCAAGGTAGCCGAGAAGGCTGGAATTGACTGGGGCACAGCATCGTTGGACGACATGCTCGACTACATGGCCCGCAAGCACTCAGGCGCGGTGCCGCGTGGCTCGTGGCGGCTAAGTCTGTGGACGTCAACGAAATACAACCGTGTTGCCAAGCGGCGCACCTTGCAGGCCATCGATGAGATGCTGACTAAATATCCTGACGTGAAGTTCGACGGCGGATTCAAGATCGCCAAACTGGAAAACGGCGTAGTGGCTGAAACATCTTATCGCCCAAGGCTTAACGGCAGGACGACGTTCATGACGTTCAACACCGATATCATGGAACGCACACCCGACGAACTGACGCAGGCATTCAGGGCTGCCGAAGACGCGGGTCTGTACTTCTCGGGCGCATCCGAAGATCCTTACCGCGCAATGGTTTACCACGAGTACGGCCATGTACTGGATGTGCGCGGCACCAACCAGGCACGCGAGCAGGCTTCACGGCTGATGATCGCTGAGTTTATGAAGTCTGGCCGTCCGATGACCAAGGAGGATCTTAGCGAGTGGATGGCCGAAAAGGACCGGCTCTCAGGCTATTCCATGCAGGACTTCGTCGTACCCGGCAGGATCTCGCCTCTCACCGGCAAGCCGGGCAGCCTGGCGCTTTCACCGGGCGAGTCCATTGCCCAGGCATTCGATGACGTAGAGCGCCGTGGCGAGCGAGCGTCCGACGTGTCCAGGGCGCTGCATGCCGAAGTTGTTGAGCGGGCGAAGATCCCATACCCAACAACACCGCTCACCCCCGGTTATTCGCGTGCCGCGTTGCAGGAAACAGCGGTCGAACGGCTCAAGAAGATGACGCAGCCGAAGATTCCGTGGACCGATGCGGACTTCGCCAAGGAAGACAACTTCAACAAACGCAAAGACGAGACGGTTATCCTGAGCGACGAAGACCGTTCCCTCGCAAAGCAATTGGCCACCGATATTTACCGGAAGGCCAAAGGCGTGGAGGACGCGATCACCGCAGCCGCAGAGTCATCGGTGGGACACAACGGCGGCTACATGTCCGGTTTGGACTTCAGATTGAAGACCGGGCCGTCGCTGTATCGCAAAATTCAGGCCGAGGCAATCGAGTATGCGCAAGGAAAGCCGGTCACCGAAAACGATCTGCGCACCGCCGCAGCAGACATCAAGGACGCCGTACGGTACACAGGCGTCGTGCCCGAGGAAGGCTATTGGGCGAAGGGCGACGACATTCGCAAGTCTTTGGAATCGTTGGGGGCCAAGAACATTAAAGACCCGGTTGGCATCCCGCTCAACGGTTACCGGGGCCGCAACATGTCATTCGAATACAAGGGTGTGGCTTTCGAGATGCAGGTTCACACTGAGCTGGGCGTGGCAATCAAAGACGAGGCGCACCACATCTACAACGAGTCAAGGGTTTTGAAGGAGGCCATCAAAAACCGTGGCGAAGACCCAAACAAAGATCCGGCGTACCTCAAGATGTTCAACGACATGCAGGCCAAGTGGGACACAATGCCCATGCTCAAAGGCACACCCGTCGTGCAGACCGAGAAGGACGCCAAATCCGGCGACCCGAACAAGGTGCTGTACATCGCGAAGGACACCAAATACCGGGGGCCGACAGTACCCGGCGGCGAAGCAGAACTGGGCAGCCTCGAAATGCTTGGACGAGAACGTGTTCCATCAACACGCTTCGGATTGACCTGGACACCCGATAGCCCAGAAGCCAAGATCGTTGCGCCCGCACGGACTATGGACAAAGACGTGTGGGCCACATTGCCAGTACAGATGCTGCCGCACGGCACGAAGATCCTCGCCAACGAAGGCACCCTGAAGAAGAAGAGCATCGACAAAGTCGTCGGCGGCACAGAGCCTTTCAGGGAGGGCTACCACATCGAACTATTCCAAGACAAGAACGGCTTGCATGTCGTGGATGGCCACACCCGTGTGGCCATGTACTACGCACTGAACAAAGACATGCCGGTGAAGATCCTTACGCAGGATGACATCAACAGGTGGGCCAATGAGCCGGTGCATGAGGCGCTGAAAGCACCGCTTACCGGCTTGAGCGCCGATGACAAGGGCTGGGGTTCGGTTGCCCGCCGACTACCGGGAGGGGAGACGATCACACCAGTGTTCAAAGAAGGCAAGGGCGGCAAGAAAACACTGGATCTTGAGGGCACCTGGGCTACGGTCAGCGACGAGACCCTGAAAGAGAACTGGCGCAAGGCATTACGGGACGCCGCGCCGTGGGCGCAGAAGGCCGGTGTCGACTGGTATCCCGGTGTCAACCGGCTTGCAAATAAACTGACCGACAAGTACGGCAAGCAGTTCGAGAAGCGTTGGGGCATAAAGCTAACACCGGATCTCACCGCAGCATTCTTCGCGGCGTACTCGGAGAACAATGGATGGGACGGCAACCTCGTCGGCGTGCGCAGGCTGCTCGACGGCACAGGCAACGAATACCTGGGTGTCCTAAAGGATTTCAAGTACAGCGAAGCCAGCAACTACCGGGGTATCAAGGCTGGCAAGTACGGCACCAAGTACGTCATCCCGGCGAGTACGCCCAGCCCTGAGCGAATCGCCAAGGCGCGAGCCAAGATTGAAGAGAATTACGCCAAGAAGGGCAAGGTGGCACCCAAGGACGCCACCGGCCTGTCAGAGTTTCAGATACCCGGCGAGACCGGCTGGTATCGGCTGTATGACTTCCACGTCAACAAAGCCCTGCGGGCCGCGCAGAACCCGCGAGGCGGCATCGCAGATCTACGCGAAAACGACGCCACCGCACCGAAGCCCGCCGACTTTGGGGCTAACATCGCAGGCGATTATGATAAGGCCACAGCCGACCGCTGGGTGGCCCGAATTATCCTGCACAGCGACGACGGCGTATTCTCCGAATCCATGCGCGGCTACAGTAAGACCACGGGCGGCGTGCCGGATCGTATCGGGTACAAGCGCATGAGCAAGGCGTTGCAAGATGTGTCCAAGGAGCCGGAATTCGCGCACCTAAACGCGGCTGCGGTGCAGGCGATCCCATGGGTGCATGTGGTAGGTCCACTAGGGTCAATCGGTGAGATCGATGACCTGTCAAGTTATGCTAGCGTTAAGGCTGAAACTTTGCGCAAGGCAGCAGAATTCGGGGATGTGGAGTGACTGTACCAAATCCTGTGGACGACATGACATTTCATGCCGACTTCGATGGGCATGCGGAGGAAGTATTCGACACGCTGCAATCCGCGATGGCGTGGGCCGAGGATCTTGGTGATGAGCAGACCGGGGATATCAGCTTCCAGGGCGTCCCAATCATCGTGTACGCGAGAGGACGAATCAGTGCTCCTGAAACCACCTACCCGGCGTGACCTACAGAAGACCTTCGGACGCGTGCTCAACGACATCCTTGATGGCACAATCGATTCCGCGCCGGAGGGCAACGGGCTAGACGAACAGGTCAACGCCGCGCTCAACGACCTGGCCGAGAACATGGACAAGCGCGCCATCAAAACACTCGCCGCATATGAGGCTTTCGGCAACCAACTCACCGGCTTGCACTCCGCGCAGGGGCAGGACGATATCCTCAAACTGCTTGGGCCATAACGTTCACTGTCCCAAATGGGATAGTCCCCGGCGTGTCCTCCCGCCACACCCTGGCGTTATTGGTGTAATGTTTCTGGGCGAAGGGGTAATCCCGTGCCCGCAACGGGTTCGGTTCACATGCGAAACGCTCAGGAAGACACCATGACTGCACCCGATCATCCCACCCCGACTCCAAACAGCATGCCCGGCGCTGGGCAACAGCCGACACCGAATCCTCAATTGCAGGAGCCGGTTTCGACGAGCACACCGCCAAAGCAGCCGGAGCCGAAACCGACACCGACACCTCCCCAACAGGACACTCCGGCCAGCGAGCCCCCCGTAACGGGCACCCCGCCTCCCGGTTCTGCTGTCCCAGACGAGAACTGGCGTGACATCGCACGCAAGATGGAGGCCAGGGCCAAGGAGAATGCCGAAGCGGCCAAGAAGTGGGAAGAGCATCAAGCGGCGCAGCGCACCAAGGAGGAGAACGACGCCATCGCCATGGCCCAGTTACAGCTTGAGCGTGACGAGGCCATGGCCGAAGTGGTCCGCGAACGGATCGCACGCGAAACCGGTGTTCTCCCACAGTTTCTCGGTAGCGGTACTGAGGAACAGATGCGCGATGCCGCCAAGGCAGCCCTGGAATGGCGCGGCGTAGTCCCGCCCGAACCCCCCAGGCCGCAAACCGCTGCGGTCCCTGCTTCAACGGTCACCTCTGCTGACAAGATGGGTGCAGCCCCAAATGGCATACAGCAGTTGACAAAAGAGCAGTTCGTCGCTTTGCCGCCCAACGAGCGTATGGATGCGGTGCGTGCAGGCGCATGCACAAATCTGGGCATCGGCAAGCCGGTGCCACAGCGCCGTATGGGCAATCAGCTAGAGCTTGGCGCATCGATGGGTGCTGGCAAGCAATAACTTGCGAAAGGGGTGACGCCACATGGCCATCACCAATTTTATCCCCGAACTTTGGGCGGCAGCGCTGCTCGAAGTCTGGTGGAACGAAACGGTTTTCGCCGCTCTGGTGAACCGTGAATACGAGGGCATCGCCACTCGTGGCAACACCGTGAACATTACCGGCGTTGTCGTGCCCACCGTCACGGATTACGCTGCGGCAGGCCGGGTTACGAACGCCGAAGACATCACCGACACCGGAATTCAATTGGTTATTGACCAGGAGAAGTCGACGGACTTCTTCGTTGACGACATCGACCGTGCGCAGGCTGCCGGTTCCCTGTCGGCCTACGCGGACGCGGCAGGCGTTGCGCTGGTTGAAGATTCGGACAAGTTCATCGCAGACCTGTTGATTTCCAACGGAACTCCGCTTGTCCCGACCGGCGTGACCGACACGCCCGGCCCCGGCACTCTGGGCAACCTGACGCCGGATGACGCATTCAACCTTGTGAAGGATGCGCGCAAGCAGATGAACAAAGCCGCTGTGCCATCAGCGAATCGGGCCTGCGTGATGAACGCGGAATTCGAGGGACTGTTGCTGTCGGCGGCATCCAAGCTGACAACCTTCTACCAGGTGGACGACACCGAGGGTCTGCGTAACGCGACCGTTGGCCAGCTACTCGGTATGCGAATGGTCACGAGCAACAACCTGCCCGCTATCAACTCACCGCAGTTCGTGGCGTTCGCACCGCGCGCCGCCGCGTACGTGTCGCAAATCGATCAGGTCGAAGCGATGCGGGCACAGACCAAGTTCGCCGACCGGATCAGGGCACTACATGTCTACGGCGGCAAGGTCGTTCGTCCCGTGGGTGTGGTGGTATATAACGGCGGCGGCAGCTAACCAACCGGCATGACAGACCCGGCCCCGCTGGACATCCCAGACCTACCTGATTTCGTGCAGGGAGGTCCGCTAGCGTTGTGCTCGCTAGCGGATATCGCTGGGACTCTTGGCTTTCGAGACAGTTCGTTTTTGACGACTGATCAGATGGCCAGGATTCCCTACTTGCTGGCGAAGCTGTGCAGGTTGTTTCGGATCGAGGCGGGGCGCGAATTTACACCGGGCGATACGACAGCGGACATGCTGACGTTGGCCGGGTACATCCAACTCCCAGATCCCTTGGGAGAGGGCGGGTCTGTTGAAGAGATACTGACTGCTGATGGGAAGGTCATCGACCCGGCGAACTATTCGGTCAAGGCGGGCGACCGCGTATGGATCGAAGAGCCAACGCTGATCGGTCACGACCGACCTGGCTCCGGCACGCGTTACACCGTTACGTACACACATAACGGCGAAGTGCCGTGGGACGTGCGGGCCACGATGGCGGCAGCCGTCGCAAGGTATCTCACCGTTGATCCCAATTCCGCTGTGGCGCAGTCCACCTTCTTATCGGCTGAAGGGTACCACCAGCGGATTGCGGCATGGGTGGCCGACGTGGTCAGCCTGCACCCAGGCGATATCGCCTTGGCGCGAGCGCACCGCCCCTACCGTGTGAACATCATCGTGCAGAAGATGCCCAGTTTCCTTGAGGGGCGCACCGATTGGTCGATGTGGACTTGGGGCGGTGTGACGATATGGTGACAGCGTCATTCCCGTCGAAGTTTCCAATCCAGTGGCGGACATGGCAGTCCGGCGGAAGAGACCCGCTGAACAATCCCATCGACGCGTGGGGAGATCCCTTCCCCGTCATGGTCATTGGCTGGTCCAGTCGCCGCGTACTCTCGCGTGACGGCGAGCATGAGGTGGAAGACACCGACCACCTCGACCTGATGGTTAACAATCAATTCTCTTGGGGCGTAAAGGATCACGTCATCATCCCTGGCCGTGGCGAGTACATGGTCGAGGGCATCAAAGATCCCGGCCACGGCTTCCACGGATGGCAGCCAGGCATCACCCTGTCCTTGCTACTCGGGGAGGGCTAATGCCATTCGAAAAGAACGAAAGTGGTTGGGACGCAGTCGTTAAGAAGGTTGTCGAAGAACGGTGTGTACCAATATGTCAGACCATCGCTGACGCGTGCAACGATGATTTAGAGAGGCGCGGGCACCCCACACACAAGACATCCGACGAGCCGGGCTACATCGTGGGCATCGAGGGCGGAAAGCCATTGGAGCGTCACGACTATCGGTCAACGGTGATCACCAAGACCAATGAGGCCATGGTGGACAACGCCCAAAACAACACGCTGATTTACAACCTACACAAGGGGGCGGTGTCGGAATGACTGTTGCCCCAATCTATTTCCCGCTTGTAGTGCAAAAGTTGATCACCTATCTGAATACTGACTACCCGCAGTCAATGCTGACGGGTGTGCCGGACGCACTCGGTAACTCGCCGGTGCCGTGCGTTGTGGAGTCCGAGGTGCCAAATCCCAGGCCCCCCAGGCTCGTAACGCTGTTCACCGTTCCCGCAGGGCCTGGGCCGCAAAGTCCCATCCTGTCTACCCGTCGAATCATTTGCCAGATCTACGAGGCAAGCGAATTCGTGACGGGGAGCCTGGCCGAAACGGCGAGGGGACTGATCGTAGATTGCAAGTACCGCCAGCTAGGGATTAAGCAAGTCAAGGTGACTGGGGAACCGGCGAAGTTCCCCGAACCTGGCGAGCCATGGCGCTGGCAGTTCACGGCTGACGTGGTGGTTCGCGCCATCGCGGGGCCTTGGTCCTGAAAGGGAGTGTGCCACTATGGCTCAAAACAACGCATTGATTTTTTCCGCCGATCCTGTTGTGGGCGGCGGACTTCGGGTCGCTCCTGTTGGGACCGACCTGTCTTCGATCTCCGGCTTCAACGCATCCACCGACCTGACCGACTCGTCGTTCGACGTGTGGGTCGACTTGGGCAACATGGGCGATGAGGGGTTCATGGAGAAGCTGGCCAAGAAGAACGACAAGAAGCGCAACTTTGGCGGCGATATCGTCAAGATCGTCCAGTCGGAGTTCGATGCCACACTGACTTTTACGTTCATGGAGTCGGTGAACGGCCTTGTGCTACAAGCGATCTTCGGCGAGGCCAACGTCTTCATCACCCCGGCCACGTCCAGTCACGGTACTCAGGTCATGGTCAACAAGAACGATTTGCGCGTGCCCGACCAGTCATGGCTGATCGACACCTACGACTCAGAAACGCAAGCGCGCTACCGCAACTGGGTGCCCGATGGCATGATCTTCGACATCGGTGACATCAAGGTAGCGACGACCGACATCATCTCCTACAAGGTGACGCTGCAATGCTTCCAGACGGTGCTGGGAGACGGCAGCAAGGCAGCCATCCGTACCTACACCGACGACGGAATCCTCGTCACCGGAAGCTAATTCGGAACAGGGGGGGGTTTGGTCCCCGGTCAGCCAGACTCCCCCCGCTGCCAGACCGGACTGTCCCAAAAGGGATAGTGGCAACGAAAGGTGAGTACGACAATGGAATTCGACGCACGGTCCAAGGAACCCGACAAGGTTGGCTTCGACTGCAAGGTCATCATGCCGGACGGCGCAACAGTGGAACTAAAACTCCGCGACTTCGCTGTCATCCCCGGCAACGTGTCCATCGACAACATAGGTAGCGATGAAGGCCAACTATGGGGATCTTTTGCGTGGGGGCTGATCGAACCGAAGCACTGGCCGGAAGATTCGGAGAAGCCGCCGCTCAACGTGTTTCGTGAACTGCCGATGTATGTGACCATGAAGATACACCGCGAGTGGCAGAAAGCTGCGGGTGTGACCCTGGGGGAATCGCCCGCCTCAAAGCCCTCGCCGAAGAGCACGGAGAAGAGTTAGAGGCCGATCTGCTTGCGGCACCAGGAAACCTACGGTTAAGGAACTGTCCTAGTGAGGATTTCAACTGGCGGGATCTCAAAGTCTTCGTCAAATTCGTTGGAGTCCGAAGTCACCTGTACCGCAAGCTGTTTCCCGAATCTGCCGACTGGGATCTGTCAAATCAATTGCTGGCAAGCATCATTGACATCCAGCGCTGGTTCCAGTGGGTTCGCATGGGTGCCGATGACTCTGGCGTGCCACCGCCCGATCCCATTGAGCGCCCAGGTGTTTCGAAACGTAAGGCCGATCACCGACGCGGCAACGCTCCGCGCTCCGAGACGAACAGGGTACTCAAGATGCGGCTCACCGACGAAGAAGACCCGAACCGTAAAGCCAAGGTGCGCAAGATGTTCAGAGGCCCCAACACCGGACCTGTACGTGACATCAGAGGGATGAGCAAAGGGAAATGACACAGCCGACCGGAGAACATGCCACAGGCGTCGAACTTGCCGCTGGCTATGTCAAGGTCGATGTTCAAACCAATGAGGGCATCAAACGGCTCAACACCGAACTGGAAGCCACCGAGGCGCACGCCAAGGTTGTCGGCGAACACGCCGGAGCCAACATTGTCACCGGCATCACTGCGGCGGGGGAGCCTGCGGCCAAAGGCTTTACGGACAAGCTACGTCAATTCGCGCAGGGCGGAACGAAGGATGCCGCCGCCGAGACGGCGTCGACGTTCGGCCAGACCTTCAAGGATGCGCTGCGCAACAGCCGTCTGGTGGAAGATTCGGACTGGCTGTTTAACGGCTTCAAAGAGAAGTCGGAACTGTATGGGGCAGAAGCCGCCTCGTCATTTCATGGCCGGTTCATTCAGCTACTCGCCGCCAACCGCATCGACGCGGGGCGCGAGGCCGAGGCCACCGGAGCCGAAGTAGCCGAAGGGCTCAAGAGAGGCACGAGTCGCGCGCTTGAAGCTGGCGGCGAAGGTTTATTCTCCGGCGAGGTATTCAAGAGAGCGTCCGAGGGCATCCAAGGGTTAGGCCGCAACGCTGGCGAAGCTGGCACAGAGGTAGGCGAAGCCAGCGAGAAACTGGCCGGAATGGGCGGTCTGCTAGCACCTTTCATGGACCCCGCCGTGATGGGCGCTGCGGCACCGCTGGCGCTGGCCGCTGGCTTCGGCGTGGTCATCGACAAGCTGTATGAGCTGGGCGAGAAGTGGGAAGAAGTCAACCACTCGCTGCAAATCCAAACGGGCGCAACAGGAGAACAGCTCAAGGGACTTGAGGAAAACGTCAAAGCCGTTGCGGGACAAGTACCTTTGTCCATCCAGAAGGTCGGCTCGATAGTCGCAACCGCCAAAACGGCTTTTCAGGATACCGGGGACGGCATCACCCAGATATCCACCGAGATCGGCAACCTCCAATCCATGGTCGGCGCAGTGGATCTCACCTCCCTCGGCAGGGGCTTCAGGGCATTCGGGATTGGCGGTGACGCGCAAGCCCAAGTCGATGTAGTCAACCAGTTGTTCAAGGCGTATCAGGCAACACAGGTGCCGATCAACACACTGGTCGACGCAATGGCGCGGGCCGCGCCCATAGCCAAACAATTTCACCTGTCGATCGGTGAAACCGTTGCCGTGATGACCCAGTTCGACCAGGCCGGAATCGACCCCAGCAGAACCATGTTCTCATTGGCCAAGGCGGCACAAGAAGCCACAAAGGAACACAAGGACTTTTCTACCGTACTAAATGATGAGATCGAGCAGATACGCCACGCCGGTAGCGAGCAGGCCCAATTAGATGTTGCCGGAAAGTTCTTCGGCAAAACCTCCGGTCGCGGCGGCGCGGCGCCGATCGTGGCGGCGGTCAACGCCGGTCTGACACTAGATCCGGCGCTGCTGGCACAGATAGAACAAGCCGCCGGGCTGATCGATAAAACACGCCACGACACTGAGTCATGGGCCGACGTATGGACCATAACGAAGAACCGGATATCCGGTGCGCTGCAACCGATTTCAGACCAGCTACGCGAGCATGTGCAGGCCGGGTTCGAGCACATCGCCGAATGGCTGGACGCGAACCAGGGCAAGATCGTTACGTTCGCGACCTCCGTTGTTAACGCTTTCGAGAAGATAGGCGAGGGCATCTCGGTCGCGTTCAACAAAGCGGTGCCCGTCGTCAAATCCATTATTGAGTATCTGCGACCAGGTATCGATAACCTGATGCCGCATATCGAGAAGCTGGGCCAGGCGTTCGTGCCGCTGATCAAAGCGCTAGGCACCGACTTGCTGCCGATATTGAAAGTCGTTGGGGAGGCATTGGTTTGGGCGCTTGGGGAGGCTATCAAGTATGCGCCGCCCGTGGTCGATGCCCTGACGCACATCGTCAATGCTTTGACCGACACGTTCCATTGGCTGCACGACAACCTGGGGCCGATATGGAACGAGGTCTTCGGCGATGCTAAGGCTATCATCGATCCGGTTGTCGGTGCGGTAGAAGCCGTTTGGCATGCAGGCGAGAAGGTGGTCGACTACTTCGACGCCCACATTCTGCCGATCATCAAGAACGTCTTCGGTATCTGGCTCGACCTGATGAAACCCATCATCGCCATCATCGGCGAAACAGTAAAGGCCGTAACAGGTTTGGGCGAATACATCGGGGACCACCTGGGGCCGATATTCAAGATTGCCGGTGGAATCATCCACGACACCTTCGGGCCGCTGCTGGACGTCTTCAAGCAGATATGGGACGTTCTCAAGAAGATCGGCGAATACGTCGGCCACGATCTCACCAAAGCGTTCGATGACGTAGGCAAGGCTACCGCCAGTATCAAGAGTCTGATCGATATGGTTCCCGGCCTTGGGCATTCAGGCGGGGGACCGCCAGCGACGACGCACGGGCAGACCGGACTGGCGCTTGGTGGCTACGGCGGCGGCGATATCGTCCCGGCGATGTTGGAGCCCGGCGAGCATGTGTGGACGAAGGAAGAAGTCGCGGCCTTGGGTGGTCATGCAAACATGTATCGGCTGCGTGCCAAGATCCGTTTCGCCGGACTCCACGATCCTATGCCGATGATTCCCGGCTCCGGCAGTGACCCTGACATCACGAGTGGCGGTCCTATCGTTCGCGGACCTGGCGGCACATACCACCATGAGCACGGTGACATCATCGGAACACCTTGGGGTGTACCGATGTACGCGCAGGGCGGCGGCATGATTCACCCGGCTGGTCAAGAGCACCGCGAAAAGTCTTGGGTGATAGACAGATACAAGTTGAGTGAACCCGGCAAGACACATTTCCAGGGCGGCGGCGACGTAGGCCAATCATGGTGGAGCGCAATCAAATCCACGTTCGATCCCAACCCGATGAACTGGTTCAAAGACGACCCCGACAAAGAGCTACCGGGCGACGATGCCAGTAGCGGCTCCGGTGGCTTCTGGGCCGACATACTGCGATCATTCGTAGGAAGCAAACAGATAGCGCCGGGCGCGGGCTTTGGCCATCCCTTACGGATGCAGGGCGGCGGCGATGTGCATGACAACCTTGTAGTACCGTCGCTGAAAACCGCTAATCGTCCAGTGGCACCCCATTATGGTGCCGGTAATCGTGACCCCCACGACCCTGTCGGCGCATTCTGGGACTGGTTGGCAAAGCATCCACCAGACTGGGGAGCACTCAACCCAGAGAGATGGCATTTCCAAGGCGGCGGCGAGGTCGGAGATCCTGGGCTGGCATCGGTGATAGCTCTACTGTCAGCCGAAAGTGGGCGCACCCCATACGCTTTCGGCGGCTACTCGCCGAGGGGCATCGACTGCTCAGGGCTTGTCGCTGAAGCGGTGCAGGTCTATCTAGGTGAACAAGTCAACGTAGGTGCGCACCCGATGTCCACCGGCAACGAGGCGAGTTGGCTTGCCGCACACGGCTTTAAGCAGGGCATCGGGCCGGAGGGCAGTTTCCGTGTCGGCTTCTACAACGGCGGTCCCGGCGGTGGCCACACCGCGCTGACGCTGCCGGACGGCACGAACGCGGAGGCCGGGGGATCGGGCGGCGGTGTGCGCTTGGGCGGTGGCGCTGCCGGTGCTGGTAGCGCAGAGTTCTCCGACCATTGGTATCTGCCGCCTAGGAGCGTTGTAGAGCCAGGAGGGTACGGGGGGACCGGGCCGGGCAGTTCGGGAGCCTACGGTGGCGCTGGGGGGGCAGAAGGGGCATCCTACGGCGGTGCCGGGGGCGGTGGTGGTACTGGGCCGACACCAGAGCAGGTCGCCGGAGTGGATAGCCGCGTATCCAACGCCAACGACAAACTCAACGTGCTCAACCAGAAGATCACCGAGGCACAACAGCACCTACAGGAGGTCGAAGCTAAGGCACCGAAGACAGCGAAAGGCGAACCGGGACATGAACGTGCCGTCGCCGCCGCGCAGGAACACCTGAAAGACCTTGAGGCACAACGGGATCAGGCGCAAGGAGACCTCGACTCAGTGACACAGGAGCGCGCCAGCCTAACCGGAGACAACGATCCGAAAGCCCTTGTGTCAGCAAAGGACCGGATCACTGACGCCAACATTCGGCTCAATGATGCGCAGGCCAAACTCGACCGCGACCGCGCCGATCCGAAGAAGAAGCCCTCCGAGATTATGCAGGATGAGAACAACGTAGCTAGAGCCAAAGAGCGAGTTGCCAAGGCAGAGCAGCACTTACAGGAGCTAGAGTCTAAGCCAGCCAAGCGGGGCAAAGGCGAGGGCGGCGGCAAGGATGCCGATTTTGTCTCGGCTATCGGGGATGCCGCAGGTAAGGGGCTGCTAGAGAACCTGCCGCAAGGATTCTCCGACCCAACCTCATGGGGCGGTGTGAAAAGTGCTGCGGCACTGATGAAATTCCTTGCCACCGCAGGCGGGCAACCTGGCAGTCCACTGGGAATGCTTGCGGCGGCTCGGGGCACTCAGGGCGCAGCCGGACTCAGCCTGTTCGGCGACATACTCGGCGGCAAAGGCGGCGACGCAGGCAAAGACATTGCTAGCCTTATCAATCCACAGGCGTACACGGCCAGCGGCGGTGGGCTTACTGCGTCGAATCCCACACTGCCGCCGGACATGAAGACAGCGGGCGGCGGCAATACGGCCAACGTCAACAACACGCAGAACATCACCAACAATGGTGTCGATCCAGCGAAAGCGACCGTGGAGCAGACTGCGGCTCTGCATCGCGGGATACGTTCTGATGTAGGGCTAGCAAGATATGCGACGACACCATGAGCGAGATATTCGACGGGATATTCCAAGACATCACCGGCGTATTCGGCCAGGTGTTCAATGCTGTTGGCTCCCTTGGTGCTTCGTTCATCAACCCGGCGGGCGAGGTCCCGGTCTACAACGTCGGAATCAGCACCGGCAGAACAGTGCCATCGATACCGGGGCAGGCGAACACACTGCCGAACGACGCTGCGGACGATATGCTGCCGTGGGAGGTCGGTCCACCCAACGGCGAAACAGACTTCTACCGCATAGACACACGGTTGCAGGCGCTAGAGACGCGCATCATTTACATCGGCGTACCAGACCCACTGCTGGGCGGGCAGCGGCGCTGGTGGGAGCTGAACGGCAAATACGCTGGGGCGCAAGGACTTATGTGCGGCGAGCAATTCGCAGGTCTAATGCACTCACCGTTCGATTTGAAGATCGAATCAGGTGCCTACGAGATAGGCGGGACGTGGGAACGCACCGACTGGAACCCTAAGACCATGAGTATGGCGGCGATGGTCAACGCCACCATGGGGCCGAACGCAAACTCGTTTGCCTACCGGATGCTTGAGCAGGCGTGGTGGAACTCATGGGACACTGACAGCGACGGCTGGCTGGGCGTGTACACGAGAACCCACGGCTGGCGGTTCATTCCGGTGCGCCTGGCCAACATGAGCAAAACGGCATTCGAGATCGATCCCGTGTCGCACAACAACTGCTTCATGGAATGGGACATGGATATCCTTGCCTTGTACCCGTTTTACGCGAAGCGGTCCATCACGCAGACATGGACAAACACATCGGCGACGTCCACTGTGTGGAATGAGATCATCGACACCATCGAGAGCGTCCTGGCCACGCTGATCGCTGATCTAGGTCCGCTGGCACAGGGATCAAGCCAGGTGCTGGCCAACGCTTTGCCGGGCAGACAGGTTGGCTCCCATACCTTTTCGATAGCCAACAGGGGAACATGGGGCGCTTACCCGAAGTACATCGTGTCGCCGCCGGGGATAGCGTGGATTCAGAACGGCTGGAACGCAGACGGCTCCCCGCAGATGCTCCAATTGCCTTTGCTCACACCGGAAGACGGCTACGTTCTGGTGGACACCGACCCCGACGCCCGCACTCTTACGTGTGTCACAGACCCGGTCGACCCGCTGTTCATGCAGATCCTACAAAACTCGTCGCTGCTGGAAATCCTTCTCGGGCCTGAGATTAACTCCACCAAGCCCATCTGGCAGCAGTTCAAATACAGCTTCACCGAGGCCGCGCTGATACCGCCGCAGACCGTAGCCAGCCTCACCGCGTGGCACTCCGACGAGTCCGGCACCGTGACATGCATCATGCCACAGCAGTACAAGATGGCCTGGGGGTGAATTGGCAGAACGGTCGCGTGGTACTATGACGGAATGCGAAAGGTTGTATTCCCAAGTCCCACAGTCGAAGAACGCTATTGGTCGCATGTTGACATGCGCGGCCCAGATGAATGCTGGCCCTGGACTGGCGCAAGAAGTAAAGGCTACGGCAAAATTTGGGTCGGCTACGATGCAGACGGTAAAATTATCATGCACCGTGCAACTCGCGTCGGGTGGAAACTCGTACACGGTCGCGAGCCCGGTGAGCGCCATGTCCGGCACACGTGCGATAACCCACCATGTCAGAATCCGAAACACTGGATACTCGGAACACATCAGCGAAACATGGACGACATGGCAATACGTGGACGCGCCAAGTACGTTCGCGGGGAGCGGCACGGAAAGTCTAAACTCACTGAGCACCAAGTCCTTTCGATACGATCCATGTACACGGCGGGGTATCGGCAGGCTGACATCGCAAGGCACTACGGCGTCACACAGGCTAACATCGGCGAGATCATTAAAGGGAAGACCTGGCAGCACCTATTGGGATGATGCCTAATGCCAACCGGGCTGATGGGATTGGTGGACCGCTTCGGGCAGCAACTGTCCATGGTGAATACGTTGCAGCGCCAACAGGTTTCACTACCATCGCTCGTAGCCGACGACCCACAGTCCGCGTTCTTCTACTTATGGCAGCAGCGCAGCAACCTACTGGCGCAACGCTATCAGCGCCCGCTGCTACGGCTGTGGGACGAGAACCATGAGCTGATCGGAACCATCGGCAAGGAAAAGTCGGTGGTGGTCGAAGAGGTCATGGCAGACTCCGGTGCCGGGACTTGCGTTGTGCGGGCAGACAATTGGCTGTCCAACTTCATCCTGTACGACAGGCGCGCAGAACAAGATTTGCACTTCACCCTAGATCCGCACCCAACCGACCGCTCGTGGCGCACACGGTGGGGCGGCAAGGTCACGACGGTCAACGCCAAGCGCGATTCGTCGGGCCTGCACACCATCGAGCTTGAAATGATTCACAACCGAGAACACTTGAAGCACTTGCTAATTGGTGCCAATCCGGTGTTCCCACCGGAAATACAAATTCCGAAAATGTACTTCCTGCCATGGAATTGCCGCACCGGCACGTTCATGACAATGTTCATTAACCTTGCGCGCCAGTTCTTCCCACTGCTGTCTATACCCGACAATATCGCCAACCCATTCGGGTGGATCGGCGCTGACGATTCCATTGGTGGGCTTGACCCGATGCTGTGGCCGATACAGCCCCAATTCGTTGACCCTGCAACAGATCAGAGCCGCTTCGAGGTTATCGCCGCACGCTGGAATGACGCGCACACCGTGTTCGCGCCGACGCTGCTGGACGCTGGCTGCATCGTGCGCGCCTACACATTCATCGCTGGCGAGGACACAGAATCTCCACATCCAGAACTGGGGAACCTGCTCGGCAAAGTTGTTATGCCAGAGCGCAACTGCATCATCTTGGCGTGCGAGGACAAGTCGGGTGTCACAGGTCCGTCTGGCACCCTCGTGGATGGCTGGATCAATTTCATCGCCAGCACGGGCGACGACTTGATAACGGACACAATCATTCCTGATCCAAACATGTTCCCTGACACTCAGGTGCCCAGCGGCATCGAGCCGATCATCGAAGAGTGGTTCGGTGTCGCACCGGCCACGCCGTGGATCATCTGGAAGGACGACCAGCACAGCGGCATCATCGAGAGCACGAGATCACAGCACGGCTCAACCGCGAAAACCATTATGACAGGCGGTAAGTCACCCGGTTGGGTCAACGACCTCCAAACGTTCCTCATAAAATGGGGCCTCTCGCAGCTTCAGATCGCCTTCTCCGGCGGGTGGGGAGGTAACGTCGGCCCATCACCAATTGGCGCAGGACTCGACGAAATCTACCAGGGCGAATTAGACGACACAGCTCTCGCGTATGAGCGCCAGAGCATCCTTGTGCGCGAATTGTATTGCGGCGACATGGGTTTCCTGGAACATTGGGAAGCCGGTACAGGCACCGCGTACGTGGTGTCGGGCATACTATCGTTGCGCGATGGTAGCTGGAAGACCAGACCGTGGACGTCGTTTAAGGTCAATGTCCGCAACGGGCAACCCTACCTGCTGGATATCGACTATACGTTGGGTGATCGAATGGGATTCACTATGGCGCAAGCCCTTTATGTGGATCAGCTATATGGTTACAAGCGTTCCTACAGTCGTAGCGATGCCATGAAGATCGAGCTACAGATCGGCAGCGGCCAGCAGGAACAGGACCCGTTGTTCCAGGCGACGAATTCGCTTGCGGCAGTGTGGAATATGTTCGGCATGTACATGGGATCGAGTCAGTTGTTCTGATGGAAGGGTGGTGACTATCCCAAATGGGACAGTCGGAAAACGAAGGGCCGCAACAGCGTATTGACGCGCCGGAGTACACCGGCCTGCTTGACAAGCTGACTGGCGCGGTGCAGCGCGCCAAGCAGACCGTGTCCGGCACGACGCCTGAGCAGCTTGAGATGACGGCGGCATTCACCACCATGCTCAGAGACTTGCGCTACCCCGTAGACAAAGAGGGCAACGTGATGAACGCTGACTTCTTCGCACCACTGGTGGCATACCATCTTGTGCGTTGTGGGTGGCGACCACACAGCGAGAAGCGAAAGATCAAGCCACGCAGGGTTCCCGGTAAAGGCATGGTGGCAGATGCCGTCGAATGGGTGGATATGAGCGAACCGGATGACCCGCTGCGTCACCTGGACACCATGAGTATGCGCGACGTCGCAGAGCTGCCGGAGGTATGGAAGTATGAGGCGATCCGCCGTCTGGGTGGGCATGTGAAAAACGATCTGCCAGAACCACTTTCGGGATGGAAGGTCGACACCAACATCAACATCGCGGATATGCCACGCGAACCAGACGATTTATTTAGCTAGGAGATGTTATGGCAGGCAAGGCAACTCAGCAGAATACCCACCACCTGAAGAACGGGACACTGGTAACCGGAGGATTCCGGCTACTCGACGCGGACGGCAGAGTGATCAAAGAAGGACACCTGCCCACTTCACCGAGAGTGGAAGTGCCCATTGAGTATTCGGAGGTCTACCAGTGAGCCAGCCAGTCTACCTAGGAAGCACGCTTAACCGCACTCACTGGTGGGGTGTCGTAAGCGACATTGCCACACCGGCCCTGATGACGGCCACCATGGAGATCGTTGGCGAGGATGCCGCGATCACCCTTGACGCACTCAAGGGCGACAAAGGCGATCAGGGCGCACCAGCCGATATCGTCAAAATGCAATATCAGGATGCCTTCACCGACGTGTCGCAGATCCCAGTGAGCACCCTAACCGATGAGCTGGCGGACATCGGAAAGGCTTGGTGGATCGGCAATATGGTCTACGCGTGGTCCGGCACCACGCTACAGGCCAAGGCTATGGGTACCGCTGGCCCGCCCGGCCCTGTACCGAACGTGACGCCAGAGATCAACCTGCTCGATCCTGACGGCACCACCGCGAGTTCCATTGTCGTATCAGGAGATCCAGCCAACCCGACATGGCTATTCAACATGAAATGCCCGGCGGGACCGGCAGGCGCGAGCGGAACCATCTCAGGCGCAAGCGATTTGGACCTGACTAGTGGTGTTGAACTCGGCGAGGCCATCGTCTGGAACGGCACCAAGTGGCAGCCACAACAGGTCGGCACGATCTTCCCGCTGATCTATTCAATACCGCAGGGCGCGTTCCGTTCATTCTCCGGTATCGCGACCATTCAGAACATCGCGACCATCAGCTTGCCGCCACAACCGTACCCATGGACGCCACTGGTCTTCGGCCACATCAAGGCACTTGGTCTTGAACTGGCCACTGACCCACTGACTTTAGGCGCGGCGGCATTCCTAGGCGCAGACGGTAACGCTGGCGGACAATTGATTGCGCGAGGCTTCGGCAACATCACCTCGTTCGCCAACTTCTCACCGCACTACAGCCAAGCGGGCGCGACCATGACAGCCATGGTCCCCGGCAACGGAACCGCCGTAGTCCCGGCGAATCACACTGGCACTCAAGGAGATATCTACATCGACCTGTGGAACGACGGCGCACTCGGCGCATACTCATTCAACAACAACAACGCGCAAGCCGTCATCATGGCTATGCCAGTGGTGGCGTGAAAGTTAGCCTATGCCAAACGCTTTCGACCTCTTCAACTACCAGGCGAACTTCGACCCAACAAAGGGCGGCACATTCGTCACGGTACAAGACGTCTTCGGTTCCTTCGGCGACGTCTTCCAGGAGATCATCAACCTACTGCCGGACCTAATCAAACTCCTTGAGGGCGTCACACCTTCGCAGGTTATCCAGTTGATAGAGACGGGCCTAGAAGCATTCATCAACCTGATCTTCCCGACAGACGGCTCCGAAAGCCCAATCCTCACAGCACTTATCGCCATCATCAACGACGCGCCGACCCTAGTCGTGCAGTTCGTCAGCTTCACCCTCCAACTGATACCGGATATCCTTGATGCGCTCATCTCCCTGATCGGCAGCCCTGGCGGCGCGAGCATCATCGGCCAGCTTATTACAGTGGTCATATCGATCCTCCCCGGCATTCTCACGTCACTCATCAGCCTGATCACCGGCACTGGCGGGGGCGGCATCATCGGCCAACTCGTAAGTGTCGTGATTGCGATCCTCCCCCAAATCCTCACTGCCGTAATCACTTTGATAGAAGACGCGCCAGCCATCGTCACACAGCTTGTCAGTGTCGTCACCACGATTCTGCCGGACGTGCTCACGGCCATCATCTCCCTCATATCTGGCGGCGGCGGCGCAGGAATCATCACATCGCTAGTAAGTATTGTCATCAACATCCTCCCCCAAATCCTCACTGCCGTAATCGGTTTGCTCGCCACCGCGCCCAGTATCGTCACGCAGCTTGTTACTGTTGTCATGAACATTCTGCCGGATATCCTTACATCTCTTGGCAGTTCAATCGGCGGGCTCGGCGGTGCGGGTATCCTCGGCCAGTTGATTGGTATCGCGGCGACGATACTCACCGGCTCAGGCGGTCTGCTGGCGGGATTTACGAACTCCCCAATTCTCGCACAGCTCATCTCGGCTGCTGGCGGAAGCGGTTCATCGCTAACAGATTTCGGCAATCTGTTCGCCATAGCCATCGGTGACATAACCGGCTTAGCCACAGGGATTCTCGCGTGGCTCACGGGCGGCGGTGCACTCCCTGGCGCGACCACACTCGGCGCGTCTGGATTGACCGGCCTGGCAACAGGAATCGGGACATGGCTATTAAGCGGCGGCTCGTTACCGTCCGCTACCAGGGCTCTTATCAGCCAGGTACTTGACGGCAGCGCCAACCCGCTTACAGGGTACCTGTCGAACCTTAATTCCGGCGGCATCATGCAGGGCACGGGGATCACTAGTATCTTTGGTGCTCCCACCACCGTTGTTACTGTTCATCCTCCGGTGTTCGATGCGGTCGGCGCGGGGGCCTCTGGATTTAATACCGGGGGAGGCTGGGCGCATACTCTTTCTGCCGACGCCACCGCCCTCGTCGTCGCCGTCAACTGGTTCGACTTCACTTCTAGCATGACGCCGCCCACCGTTTCGGTGGATGTGGGAAGTACTCCAATGACCCTGTTGGACACCGTTTATTCCTATGCCGCCCCTGGCTCACTCTTTGGTGGTATGTGTCTGTTCGGGCTGATGGCCCCACCGACCGGCGCTCAGACAATCACCGTCACATTCTCCGATGGCACCACAAACGGGGTGGGTAACTCCCTCTCCTACGCCGGGGTCACAAGCTTCGGCACGGCGGTAGACAACACCATCGGCAGCGCCACCACCCCAACACTTTCGGTGTCTTCTGGTGCGGATCAGATGGTGGCGCAGGCATTCGGTGGCTGGGTTTACGACCTCTCCGCTTACAACCAGACCCAGCGGTTTAACCAGCCATACGGTGCTGGCCTGTCCTTCATCATGGGGGATGCGCCCGGTGCCACCACCGTGAACTTCACCGCCTCCCAAACAGCGACGATCTGGAGTGCCGCCGCTGTTCCATTGATCGGCACCTCCACAACCACTCCTAACAACACCAGTCTCGCTGCCGACTTGCAATCCCTTGTTACCATCTTTGCGCAGGCGTGGGGCGGTAGTACCGCCGTCAGATATTTAGCTGCCGACCTGACCAATTTCGCGCAAGCGATACCGTACCCGTCTGTGCAGGGCTTACTTGGTTCGACCCAAATCGGTGGCACAGTCCAAAGTTTCGCGGACACCGTCGTGCAAGGGATTCAAAACAACACTCTCACCGGCAACTCCTTCGGCGTGCTCGGCGGTGCGCTCGGGGCCCTACGAGATTTCCTGGGCTACACAACAGTTGGTGCGCCAGCAGCCACTTCCGTTGCAGGAGTAGGCAATACAAATAATCAGTTCATCTCTCAGATGGCCGCCGCCAAGCCCACGGCCAGCGGTATCGACCAGACCACCGACGCACCCTACAACATTGATGCCCTGTTCGCGGCGGGGCTTCCGACCAAAACCATCACCGACAAGGACGCCGGGGTTGCGTTCATCGGCACTGTTCACGGCGGCGTCAAACAATCGGTGCGGTGGCTGGGTTTCCCCACCGGGGGAACGATGGCCAACATCAACGGATTCTTCATCCACATCTGGAAATACAACCCGCTGGTGTCCACGACCAAGCTAACGCCGGTTCACCAATCCGCTAACCTGGCTGGCAGTATCGGCACCGGCAGTAGCCCGGTATGGAATAGCTACAACCTGGCCACCCCGTTCACCTCATTGCAGAACGATCTCTATGTGGTGACGTTCTCTATTGTCGGTTCGGGAACCTACAACATCTGCGGCATAACAGGTTCCATTTCAACTGCCGGAATGCCGCAGGCACTCGGCGGCAAAGAATGGTATGGCCCTGACCAAACCGCCGAAGCGCACAACACGACCACCACACTGCTCACCGGAATAGGTAGTTTCCTATCTGCGACTCTAGCAATGGACAACGGCGGCGATAGTGGCGTCATCATTGCCTGCACAGCAGTAGGCACACAGGTCACGAACTTCACTGTCACCGTGGGAGCTAAGACAGCAACACTTCTGGGTTCTGTTGCACTGGGCGGTAATACGAGCAACTGGCTCGGATTATGGTATTGCCAAAGCACACCCGACAGCCCGATAGGCACAGGGAACCAGACTGTCAAATTGACATGCAATGTGAATGTGACCGCAGGCGGTGGTTGGCACGGTGCAATAAATGCCGTAAACATTTGGGGCGCAGGCGATTGCACCGGAATCTTAACAGCCAGCGGCACTAATGCTAACTGCTCGCTGGCACTCAATGGTTTCGCTAACCAGGACTGGAACGACCAGATCTATTTCGCCGGTGCTTCTGATGCGACAACATGGTCAGGTTCGGGAACCACGGCATCACCTAACGGTGGGTTTCTGGTCACCGCCAGCGACGTTGGCGGTTCGGCACCGCTTGCGTTGGGGTTCAACGATATACGGTTCTTCCCAACCATTACCAACACTCGTACTACAGGCAACAGTGCATTGATCGCGGTTGGTGTACGAATCAATTCCACCGCCGCAGGTTTGCCCGTCCAAAAAGGATTGCCTTGGGTCAACACAGGATCACACGTCGGCACGTCAAACATCAGCTACGACACCGCATCTCCGTGGATCGGACTATCCGGTGTCGCTGGCGCAACCACTTACAACCCCATCCTGATACCGTTCTACGGCTCGCAAACCATCACCAATCCAGCCGTAACCTACACGTGGGCAAACTATTTCGACTGCGTGGCCTGCGGAGGTGGCGCTGGCGGTGATGCGGGCGGATCATTCCAAGGATCGGTGGGTGGGGCAGCCGGGAGCTGGAACGGCGCAATAGGTACGAGAACGTTAATGGGCGTATCGAACATTACCGCAAGTATCGGTACCGGGGGGTTGGGCGGTGGTTCAATTTCTGCCGGGGGTGCTTCGGGTGGGGCCAGCACCCTAACCATCCCCGGTTGGGGACCCATAACCGGCGCAGGCGGTGTCGGGCACGGCTCGGCAGTCGTCGGCGCTCGTCCTGGCGCAAGCAATCCCGGCTACAACTTTACCAATCACTATGGTAGCAACGACTATTTCCCCGGCGGTGCGGGCGGAGCATCAGCGCAAGCAGGCGGTCAACAACCAGGCGGCGGCGGTGGTGGTGGTAACCCAGTATCGACCGGCTTCAATGAACTCGGTGGGCAAGGCGGCGCTGGCATCGCCTACATCTATCTGTATCAGTAAGGGAGACAACAACTATGGCAAAAATAGGTAACTTTGAAGATCATCACTTCGTCGGGCAGAACCCGCGTTATGATCGTCCGATCCAGCCCAACGAGATTTGCGGCGTGGAAATGCGAACCGCCACCAAAGCCGTAGAGGGATACGACATGTGGGCGCAGTGCGGCCACACGCTTTCCGAACACCCGAGAGGAGCACTTCATGGCCGTGCACAAGCTGACGCCCAAAACGGCTGACCCATATACGGGGATGCAAAACTCGTACCTAGCATGGCATTTCGTTGACGAGGAGGCGCTGGACGTTTTTGCGGCCATGAAATGGCTTCAGTTCTACACGGGTTGGACATATCACCTGTCAGCAGATCTCAATGACCCACTGGCGCAACAGGTTGTGTTGACCAGGCAGATCTACGTCGACCAGCCGATGGTCACAGTGGTTGTGAAGAATACGCAGTGGTTCACGTTCGACAATGGGATGGTGAACGCTCTTGACGACGCCTTTGTCACCGCCAACTATGATGCCGAAGATTACACGCTGCCGCCGAATCCCCCACCGCCGCAACAGACTAATGTGATCAACAATATCCCCGACCCGAACATCCCCGCACCGACAATGGTTGGCGGCGCGCAACCCGTACCATTCCCGACACAGTAACCGGCAGGAGGATCATAAGACCATGGCAGTCTTGTCGATGGAACGTATCAGCTCGCAAAGCCTTGCGGGACTACAGATCTCGTTGGACAACGGGCAGGCTATCGAAAGCCTGAACGATGCGCTGACGACCGCACCGGCACCGGCCAACCAGTGGACGACAGACACGGAGACGGGCGTCCAATACACGGGCGGTATGCAGGTTACCTTCAGTTATCCTGGTATCCCCGATCAGGTTGGTTTGATTGATGATTGGATTCTCGTCACTGACGCATCCTATGATGCCGGGACGAATGTCTGGACGTTAGCGGGCAGCAGCACCATCACCGTGTACGGTGTCAACGCCGGGTTGATAGGAACCGTAACGGATTTCGTGAACACGTTCACCGGGGATACGCCGATCGTGTGGAGCGCCACGTCAGAGGCCCCGATCGCGTCGGCGGCGGGCGGCGGCACTGCCACGCTGCTGTTCGATCCGCCTGTCTCACCGGATGGGCCATTCAGTTACACAGTCGAATTCGATGACACGACCACGAGTACCACTGGTGCTGCAACACTTTCGGGTGCTCCGGTGATCCTGGGGAACGGTCAGGTGCGTCTCACGGTCACCGGCCTAACCGTTGGTGACGACGTCGAATTCACTGTCACAGTCACCAGCACCACCTTTACAAGCACGAACGCCGTTGCGCTCGTATCGAATTCAATCACTGTCACGTAGAAGGGAATCGAATGACTAGAACTGCCGGTAGGTTTGGGCTTCGACCAACGCCACTGGGCCACAAGTGGGCGATGCCGATGGCCAATTACGTTGACATCAAATCACTCCCACCGATCCCGGCGGGCGCATTCGGGCACACAGATAAGGTACAGGGTCCATGGGGGATGTTAAAGAACGACGTGCTCGGGTGCTGTGTGGTGTCCGGCGCGGAGCACGAGACGATGTTGTGGACCGCCGAGGCGACAGCCGGAACGCGTTTGAGCCAAGCAGTTTTCGATGACTACCGCACCGTCAAGAACTATGAACTGCTCGGCAACTACACTCCCGGCCTGACCGACACAGACAACGGCTGCGATATGCTGCACGCCGCAGAGCTGCGCATCCGTAGAGGTATCACCGACGCGGACGGCAAGAACCACAAGATCGGTGTGGCGCTCCAATTAGAGTGCGGCCCAGGCTATCTGAATATGGATCAGTTCTGGTATGCCGCCTACCTGTTCGACGGAACAGGTCTGGGTATCGGCGTCACAGCGCAGATGCAGCAAGACTTCGCCGATGGGGTGCCTTGGGACGCAACGAGTTTCAACCCAGACCAGGTTGTCGGTGGGCACTACGTTCCGGCGGTGGCCCGCGAGGTCGCCACCCTGCACGGCACCAGCGCGCTTGAGGCCGACGTGATCAGTTGGGGCGAGAAACAGTCCATCACCGTCGCCGGTCTTCAGGTCATCACCAACACGGTCCTGGTGTATGCCACGCCCGAAAAGCTAGCTAGCGGAAAGGATTTGGAGGGTCTGGGATGGAGCGACATGAGAGCGGATATCAAGAAGCTGTCCCGTATAGGAGCCCTTCGGGGGATTCACAGGCTCTAATACCGGAGAGGCTGTACGCGCCGCCGGGGCTGACCACTCCGGCGCACACACAACAGGTCACGCACCACTACACGCTGCTGTACCCACCGCACCCGGCGCGCAAAGACGACCCGCACTATGTGGACTTCTCGGCGTTCCGGCGGCGCACACGGGAGACGGCGCGCTGCGCAATCGGGTTGCACCGCAAGGACTTCAGCGAATGCAGCGATCCCAGCAAGTGGCCGGTAGGGCTTGAGTTACACCACCACGCAATCGAATTCAGCCTGCAACAAGGCATCGACCTTGCATGGTTGGAGGCCGATTACCCTGGCGTGTCGGACCCGAATACCATTGGGGCATGGGTAGAATCAGCGGACAACCTTCAATGGCTGTGCGAACGCCATCATCGCGGTCTCGACGGCGTACACGTTCTCTCGGCTAGCGACTATGAAGCGATAAAGTATGTTCGTAATTTGGTAGACTCATCACATGAGATGCAAGGTTGAGGGATGCGAAAAACGAACCAATGCAAAGGGATTGTGTCACGGGCACTACCGGCGATGGCGGCTGTATGGAGATCCTTTAGCAGGCCACGACAGATATCAGCCGAAGTTCTGCGAGGTGGGCGGTTGTTCGAATCGTATGGAGGGGCACGGGTATTGCGTGAAGCATTTGCGCCGCTGGCATCTGTACGGCGACCCACTTATTCGCATGCGGGCCGAAAATGGTTCAGGCACCATCAATCCCGATGGTTATCGGGAGATTTTCCGCGACGGAAAGCAGGTTTTAGAGCACCGCTGGGTAATGGCGCAGGCGCTTGGCCGTTCGTTACTACCGGACGAGGTGGTACATCACCGAAACGGCAATCGTGCCGACAACAGAATCGAGAACTTGGAACTATGGGTACGTTCCCACCCTGCGGGACAACGAGTTTCGGAGGTGGTCGAATGGGCGCGAGAAATGCTGGCTCGCTACGACGAGGCGGCGTGATCGCATGACTGGCACCGTCAGTATTGACAACGTTAACTTCATGTGGCAGACGGTCATCATGCCACGCCAGGGCGACATCTATGTCTTTGGCGGTTCGTTAAATCCGAACGCGGTGCAGATGGGAACTGATTGCAGCGGAGCGGTTTCCGAGGTGGATGAGGCGGTTCTGTTTGGGGCGCAGATGAGTTGGATGCGCCAGTTCTGGACGGGGACCTTTGCCGGAGCGAATCCCGGCGACAGGGGTCCATTCCAGAATGTGTCCTGTACGTCAGAGTGGGTGTGTATCGCCGGTCCTGGTGACGCGCCAGCCGGTGCCGTCATGGTGGTCGCGGTCCTACAAGATCCCGACCCGTCGTCGGCGCACATGGTGTGTCAGGTGCTGGACCCCGATAACGTTACTGGGTTCGGTGGTCCCGGCAAGTATGTGGGTATCGAGTCCGGCGGTCAGTTCGAAGACCCGAACGGTAACTCCACGTTGCACATTGGGCCTATCGCCACCAGCATCTACGATCGTGAATTCAACCAGTGGTTCTACCTCGACCGCACGGTAGTCAGCCAGCCGGTGCTGACACCGTTGGAGGAGAACGCTCTAACTATCCTGAATGTCGGCGTGTCCAAAGGCATTGCACCGATAGGTATCCAGATGTCTTATGCATGCGTGTATGACGAGTCCAACTTCCTGATGTATGCGAACGCGAAAGTTGAAGAGTCCTTCAACTATCCGCATGACGCGGTCGGCAGCGACGGCTATTCGTGCGGCCCGTTCCAGCAGCAGTACACCGAAGGCTGGGGAAGCGTTGCGTGCGAGATGGATTGGGCGTGCTCGGCGGGCCTGTTCTTCGATGCGCTGGCCCGCACTGACTACAACAACTCGGCGAATTCGCCGGGGTGGCGCATCCAGCAAGTACAGCGGTCGGCTACAGTGGACGGCTCAAACTATGACGCACAGTGGAGTAGGGCTGTGTCGCTTTACAATACGGTGATCAACGCGCAAGCGGAAGGGTTCCTCATGTCACTATCCGATCAACAGCAGGCCGACCTGTACACCTGGTTAGGTGACATCCACGGCGGGCTGTTCAACTCGATCCAAAGCCAATCTCCCTTCAGGGCTTTAGGTGAGGGCGCGATTTGGCAGCAACACCAGATGCCTATCAACGACGACGGGTTCATTCATCCACAGTACGTGGCTTGGGCTGCGTCCGTGGGAGATTCGGGCAGCCTTGCGGTGCTGGAATCGTTGGCCACCGCATCGCCCACCACATGGCCCGACAGGGCGGCAGACATCGCGCTGGCGCAGCAAGTGCTGGCGGCGGTGCAGGGCGGTGCTGTGATCCCGCCGCCGGTCGTAACGCCAACGCCGAACGTAGTTACGCCGGACGTCGTCACGCCACAGCCGGTTACGCCGGTCATCAGCCCGTCAGGCATCAATATCAGCCCGGCGCAACTGATTACGTGGGCCAACGACGCGGTAACTATCATCGGGACATTGGGCACTTGGGCTACGTCCATTCACAGCATCCTGGGTCAGTTCTTGCCCGGCGCGTCCGGTGTTGTGGTGCCCTCAATGCTGGCCGCTGCCACCACCGTTTCGGCGGGCCACACCGTACACCGTCGCCACCAGGCCGAGAAGGCGCTAGCTAAGTCGGGCACATAGTGCCGTTCCTCACACACCTTAACGAGCGGGAATTCAAAGCAGCGGAACGCATTACGGCGTGGCTGCTAACCCTACTCGGGTACACCGTCGCGATGGGAATGGGAGTGGATTCGTCGGGCTGGCACGACCCGGTGTTCCAGGTGGTCAGCCATGTGCCGTGGACCCCGTACTCGTGGGCGGCTGTGCTGGCCGCATCCACAGTGGTGTTCAACATCGGCTATGTGCTCGGGTTCGAAAACCATTGGCGCGGAAGGTTAATCATCCTCGGCGCATCGCTGTGCGCGGCCTGGTGGATAGGACTGGCCGCATGTATGGCCCGCATGGTGTACCAAATGCCAACGCGCATAACGATTATGTGGCCGGTGGTGACGTTCTTCATCGCGTGCATATATCTGTCGCGGGTGGTTGTGTACTCGGACCTGTTCACCGGGGAGCGGTGGAACACCAATCCGTATCAAGCCTGGGCCACAACGTTTCTCATGTCGGCGTCTTTGTCACAAGTCATTATAGGTATCGCCCCGGTATCCATCCTCACTGAGATCGAGCGCCCGGCAGCGCTGAGCGTGGGCAGCGCGAATCTCTTTGGCGCAGTGGTGGTTATGTTCGGCCTGCACCTCAAGGATAAAGAGCAAGGGCTGATGTATGAGCTGGCGGGCGCATTCTCACTGGTGCTCACACTGGGCTGGTATTGCACGGAGGTGCTACGCCAATCACCTTTGTCTGGAACAACTTTGGGCTTCGCTATGCCGGAGGCATTCGTGCTCGCCACACTACACAGGGGCATTCAGATCATCACACTCAAAGGCGCGCGGTGGTATGGCCGAGAACGGCTGGAACGAAAGATGATTCATGCACTCAACCCGACCGCCACAGTGACACCACTGGTGCCGGAGGTTGAGCCGGAAGCCAACGGCGCGTAATGGACAACAGCGAACTCGCGGCGGTCTTCAGCCTATCCGGCGTCGTAATCACCGCCCTTCTAACGACTTTGACCGCGATCCGCTCCGGCAAGGACCGCCGCGAGCGCACCGCCGACCGGCGCAGAATCGAAGAAGAGACAACCGATGTCATCCTGAAACGTGTTCGCAGAGAACTAGATCGGGCCTATGAGGTGATTGACATCAAGGACCGCAAGCTGCGCTTATGCACGCGGTTCATTCACGTCAACCGAGAGCAGTTCGCCACGTTGGGAATTGAAGTGCCGGACCTAGACATTGACGAGGGTCCGACCGTGCGCGACGAGGCCCGCCGGGTCCGGTTCGAAATCGACACCGCCGCCGACGACGCACGCGAGGACGACCTGCTCGACAGGGACGGACCGCCGTGACCCACTCTGATTTTGGGCACAAAAAAAGCCCAGCAGGCCGAAGCCTACCGGGCTAATCTTGTTGCGCCACAACGCTATGCGAACTCGTCGTAACGCGCCTGTATCTCTGCTTGCACCCGCGCCACCTCTGACGCGTCGATCATGGTGAACTCGCCCAGCCACAGGATGTCATCCTGCGCGTGGTCGTTGGGTTGCCAGCCGCTGGCCGGTCGCCAGCTCTGCGCCGGGGCCGACAGCCATATGGGCATGTTGCCGTCTGTTGGCGCGTCAACCCGATACAACTTGGTGGCCGGTCCAGGCCCACCATTGCTGTAGTACAGCATTTCAATCTTTACCTCCCGTTCAACTTGTTCGCTCGTTCCCATTGCTCCGCAATGGCTTTCGCTCCCTTCCTAGACGCGGCCTCCTGGCTGGTGATCATTTTGCCCCCGCGCCCATGCTGACTCACGCAGATCATGCCCGTATGTCTGACCGGTGTTACTCGATAGACTCGGTCAGCACCACCATGCGCTATCAGGTTGACGCCTACAGCATTCCACTGCATCATGCCACCTCACATATAGAGTGACAGGCCGGTGTTCACCAGCTCGACTATCGCCGCGCCGATGTCACCGCCCGTCTGCTCGTCGGCGTACTGCGTGATCGCGGCCCACCGTGAAAACTGTTGCGGGTCAAGGGTAATCGACTCTTCCATCAGGCCACCGCCCCAGAGCTGCCGCCGTAGTAGCCGGGGCAGTAGGCCAGCTCTGCGTCGTGAACCATTGCCGCAGACTTGATTTGATCCAACTGCGACAACTGGTAGACCTTCGAGATCAGGCTGGACTCACTCACACCATCCATGCGCTGCTCGCAGATGAAGTGCGCGCCGTCGATTGCCGATGCTGCGCCGGACCTGTTGCTGATACCGTCACGGTCCAGCATGGACAGGTACTGGTTGTCCATGTCCATCGGGTCAGCATGTGCTGTGGGTACCATCAGGAACGCCGCTATGGCGCACCACACGGCGAAAGCCATGGCCCCGAACACATCTCGTGCTCTCATTGTGTTTTCCTCTCTCGCAACCGATTTGGCTGCTGAGCCAACCGCACTATCCCTTTTGGGACAGTGGGCTGGACTGCGGCCCTTCGGATTACGCTTCGACGTGAACCGTTCGACCGAACGGTCCCGTCATACTGGTGGTCGCGAGCCACAGGGTCGGTATCTCCGACGTGTCTGGCGCACGGCCACACAGGTCGGTGATGTACACGACACCCGCGATGTGCTCGCCCATGGCGACCAACTCATCGACCCGGTTGAACACTGGCCGAAAGTCCGTTCCGCCACCACCTTTCGCGGACAGCGGGCACTCGTCGCCTGGGGCCAACTCGATCTCGTCTTTGATCGCCGCGTCGGCGTCGAGGACCAGACCAGAGCAACCCGTTTCTGACAAGCACTCAGTGATTAGCGCGGAGTACGCCGACAACTGCTGGTTGCTGACCGAACCGCTTGTGTCCCTTGCGAACACGACCTTGCCTATCTCATCAGCCCGCTTGCGCGGGTAGATGACCGGCTGCCAGGCGTGCCGCCTAGCGGAGCGCGACCAGTCATTGCGGGTGGACATGGCGTCCTTCACAAAGTCCGCCATCTCGCGCCGCCAGTCAATCGACTGATGGCGTATCCGGTCCAGAATCCGTTGCAGGTCACCGGGAACGTCACCGACCCCCAGCGCTTGCGCAGCTTGCGCGGCCTGAATCACCGCGCCGTCCCACGCATCTCGCAACTCCTGGCTGGCCTGAGCGGCTGCCTGAGCGTCACCGGACGGGTCAGCAGCGGGTTCGCCGAACGTACCGCAGGGATCGCTTGCGCCCCCTTGGCTTTCGCCGCCCTTGCCGCCGCCGTCCTGTTGGTCAGGTTCGGGCAGACGTCCAAGAATTTCCTCACACGCCAGCCCGCGATACTGCGAGTCGGCCAGGCCACCATCCGGCATCTTGATATCGGCGATGTCCTGTAGCGTCAGGTTAATCTCATGGTCACCCGCGACGTTGCCGCGCTGGTCCGCCGGTAAACGCCACATGTGCTGGTGAGCACAGTGCAGTGTCTCATGTAGCAGGACGAATCGCAGTTCCTCATCGGACAGCGACTCCACAAAGGTTGGGTTCCAAGCGATCTCGCGACCGTTGGTGTGAGCCGTCTCAGTGGATGGGTCCAGCTTGTCGGGCAAGCGCATCGCCAGCGAACCGTAGAACGGCTGGTTGGTCAGCGCCCACCACCGCGCTCTATCGATGCGCGTGGTTACTGATGTCACTTTGGTTTCCTCTCTCGTGCAACCGATTTGGCTGCCGACCGGAGCTGGCCGAGGTTGCCCCCGACCAGTCCGACTGCGGCCCTTCAGATTACTTGATACCTCCCAACACCGACAGGATGTCAGATGCTTGCTTGGCAACCTTGCGGCGTGCCTTGGCGTCGTCGCGAACGTCCTCCGCGTGGATCGTGGCCAGCGGCTCCATCGCCTTGACCACCGGGGCGAAATCGCCCGAAAAGTCAAGATCTGGAACCAGATTGGTGAGATCACGAATCGAGTCGAACACGGACGCGTACAGCTTGCCGTCCGCCTTACAGCGATCACGCACACGCCGCAACGCCTCCGCGAGACGCGCACGCAGTTCCTTCTCGGCCTCTTCCGCCGAAGCTGCGAGCCATTCACCCCACGCGCCATCCGCCGGGGTCGGCAGGTACCGCGTGCCAAACGAGAACTTGCCCTCAATCTCGTTGCGGCTCGGCCACATTGACGCGTCAAACAGACCGTTCAACCGGGCCGGTGCGTTCCGCCGCTCCGACTCGTAGTCGGCGAGGAATGCTGCCACCAGCTTGTTGTGACGATCTCCCAGCTTCCGCATGACCTCCGCGTGTTCGAACTCACGGCCAGCGGGCAACATCCGCATACCGTCCTGAGCGGACGGCAGCGTGAGCCGCCGGTGCTCCTGGTACGCTTCCGCGTGCAGCTTGGCGAGGTCAGACAGCGCCGGGTGATCCGACACGCGAACAAGAACCTTGGCGGCATTGACGATACCGTGGGCCTCATTCACCGCGTGAGTTTCCTTGCGGTGCTGCCGCGTTGCCTGCCACCGGCCCGTGTTCAACACAGCCAGCTTGGTTCTCGCGGCTACCTCTTCGATGTTAATGATGTTATTCATCGGATTTCCTCTCTTCACAACCGATTTGGCTGCTGAGCGAACCACGCCGAGGTTGCCCCCGGCGGGTTCGACTGCCTCCCTTCGGATTTCGTCAGTTGACTGCGAACAGCTCTTGGTTCTCAGTGAACCAGAACACCCACTCTTTGCTGCCGGACAGCTTCGCGCCCAGCTTGCGGTACATGTCACGAGCCAGCAATGCACCGTAGACACGCGGCATCCGACTCATGTATTGCACGGCGGCTGTTGCATGTTGCTGCTCGACCGCTGCGGCCAGCATGGACGCGACCAGGTACAGCGCGGCTGGATCGTCGGGCACCGGAGCGCCCTTCGGGTCCATCCACACCTGGTCTGGTGTCGGCAGCTTGTTCGCCAACCGGGCGAACGCTAGGAACTCAGCCGCCGCCGGTTTCCCGATAGCAGCAGAGATGGACGACAAGTCCTGAATCCCGTTCTGCCACAGGCGAATCACCGTCTCCCACGAGCGGTAGTCCGGCATACGGACGGCCGGGTGGGCGGACGGCTTCCAGTTGTACAGCGGCGAGTTTTCCTCGCGGGCACCAGTCGAACGGTGCCAGGCGATGATTTCCGCCGGAGCGCCGTTGTCCATCGCCCACTCGGTCCACTGCGCCACTTCGTCCTGCCAGGTACCCAGCATCACCGGGCCGTCTGCGGCGGTGTTCGCAGAACCGGGGGCCGGGATTTCGAACGCCAGGTGGAACCGTGACCGCAGCGGCTCGCAGAGCCGCGTCACACCGGCCACATCACCGGGCCGGTTGGTCGCGCCCCAAATGAGAACCTGCGGCGACAACGTCCCCTCATCGAACAACCGCATCAGCGCGGCCTGCACGTCGATGGGGGCCTGCCCCAGGTCATCGAGGAACAACAGTGTCGGCTCTGTGGTGGTCTGAAGATCGGCCAGCACATCGAGCGGAAGTGCCTTGGTGACACCGGCTTTCATGTCCGGCACCAGGGCGCCCCCGAAGTCCACACGCTCGGACAGGCTCGCCCGCATCACTACGAGCCGCCTGCCCAGATCCTTTGCGACGGCCGCGATTCGGGCTGTCTTGGCGCAACCGGGCGGGCCGACCAGCAATACTCGCTGACCAGCCGCCATCAGTGCGTTAAGTTTCGACATATGGTTTCCTCTCTCAGGCAGCCGGATTGCTCCGGCGCACAGCCAATTTGACTGCTGAGCAGGTACCACCAGGATCGCTGGTGGCCCTGACTGCGGCCCTTTGGTCTAAAGGTATTGCGCCACACCGACACTCAATCGGCTTGGAACCCGAAGTACACACGCGGCGCGTGCTTGAACTCCAACGTGCCCTTCGCGCCGTCCGACCTGCGGACGACCGTAACGAACGGGGCGGCGAAGCCGATAAAGTCGTACAAGGCTTGCGCCTCAGCAAGACTCATCCCGGCTCCCGGCTCCGGCTCGCGACCGGAGTCGTAATTGTGAATCTCAATACCAGACATCAACCCTCCCAGGTTAATTCGGATGGATCGAGGTAGATTACTTTGGTACCCCGAAGGATTCTGGCTAGGCCGTCCGGTGTCCACTTGTCGAAGACTCCGAAGAGCCGCTGGCTATGTGGTGGACACCAAGACACGCGGCTATGGCGGCTCATCAGCTCACCATGAGATCATGTTCGTCCCACCAGGCCTGCGCGTCGTCCAGCACTTGGCTCAACTGCTCGACCAGGTACTCGGGACGCAGCGGTTTGTGCTGCCTGTCGTTGTATTCCTTCACGTGTTTCCTCTCTCGCAACCGATTTGGTTGCTGACCAGGAGCGCCCCGCCGGAGCGGGACGAACCTGACTGCGACCCTTCAGTTTTCAGTTGTTATGCACCGCATCACACTCGACACCATCATCGCTCAGGCCGAAGGTGATTCGATCCATGGCACTATTTTGGATCATGTTACGAATCTGCCTGTCGGACAGCCGTTTACTGCCGGGGTAGGCAAACACCCTGCGGTATTGGTCCGCGTCGAACTCAACAGTGAAGTTGACCCGCACCTTCATTTTGTTTCCTCCCTTTGGGCAGCCACCATGGCTGCCTTACCGGCGCGCTGGTACGTGACCAGCACACTGGTAAGGCACCCCGCCAGTCACCGAAATGCCTTGCGGGATACCCCGTTTGAAGAGAGAGAGAAATCTTGTGCCATCCCGTGACCCGCCTGACCCCGTAGGTATCTCCGCATCCTTGTCACCGCTCAAGGCGGATTGACCTCACCGTTCAAGACGGGTTTGGCGACTGTCGATCACGACTAACGCACTCGTTCCGTCCGGCTCTTCAGCGCGGCTCGCGATATCTCTGCCCGCAGACGCGATGCGACCTGGGGGAGCCAGGGAAAGTCCCCCTGGCCGGTTCTGCCATGTTTCTCAACGGGGGGGCGGAAACCCGAACCCCGGAGCCGCGACCCGAAACAACGGACGCACTACGTGCAACCCAATGTTGACAACATATATTCCTGGTGACAACCCATTTACAGGAACCGGGGGTGTGATGTCCGTCACACCCTCTTAGGGGTGGCCGTGACCAGGACGAATGACCCAGAATCAAGACCCCCACTCACCTGGTAGCACCGGACCAGGCAGGCCCCAACGTCGCTCAGCGGGCCACTCAGCCCCAGCACGGGGCGTTCTAGCAGCTCTCCCCGAAGGACTCCGGCCTACCGACCGCCTGGTGAATAGTCCGCACCGCTGCCGCACTGTGCCAGACCTGGCGATACCGCTGCTTAGAACGCCGCACCGGCCCGAAGAACATGAGACACCACTGGCCGTCCGGTCGTTCTTCGGCGTATTGGAAGCGGTAACGTCCTGCGGCATAACCGATCCCGCGTTCAAGCGTGGCTTCCTGGTTGCGCGCCAACGGTTTTCCGTTGATCTCAATCTCATAGTGGATGACTGGCTGTAGCTCGTCGGACTCGTAGGGCCTACGTGCGATCACTTCATGCCCTTCACCGCGCACACCGCGCACTGGCGGCTCCGGCAATACCACGGCAACACCTTGCCGCAGTCCTTACATTTAACTTCTCGCATGTCGCTGCCCTCTCTAACAGTTCAATGCCGTATTGTGTTGTCTACCACCAGCATACAGGAGGTTGACAATGAGCAGTTCACGAACACTAAACGTGTTCAGCCTTAACGGGTACATGGGCAATATGTGGTTTGGCCCGCAAGCCGAAGTCGCACAACACCTTTCAGCCCTAGGGCTGGCGTACTGGCAGCCCATCGGCTACGACAGCGGCGCGTTCCCGTTATCGACGGGCGTCTCGTCGGGCCTCGCCGAACTGCGCCGCCAGCGCAGCCTGCACCCCGGCCCATTTATGATCACCGCGTGGTCAGAGGGCGCATGCATCGCCACCGAATACCTCAAGACCGACACGTCCAGTGATCTGCGCGGCGGTGTGTTCTACGGCAACCCATACAGGGCTGCGGGGCAATGGAGCCCAAGCGGGAACGCTTTGGGCGCGGTGCGTGATCCTGGCGGTGCTGGCGTCGGCGGACCCCAAAAGAACTGGCGCACACCAGATAGCATCCACCACTACTGCCACGGGCCGAACCAGCCCAGCTACGACGGCCTACCCGGTATCGATCAATACACCTGTTGCAGCACAGGCACAGACGGAGATATCGCGCGGATCTTCTACAACTTCGTGTTCACCCAATGGACGGGCGCATTCACCGAGATCCTTACCGTCGCAGAGGAATTGGCAACGAACGCGGGCGTCACCCTCTTTGCGGCTATCGAGACAGCCATCGAGTGGATCAGGTTCTTCGCCGGACAGTGTGTCCCACATACGGACTACACGTCATATGCCGGTCAGCAGTATCTCGCGAACCTCGCGCACTCCCTACCGTAGAGAATGCTGTACGCCAGTTATCACGAAACCCGTTGTGCCCGTTGACCAGGGATGTTGACAATGTCAGAGGGTGCGCGTACAAATATGGGAGTCCCGCAAATCGGCGGGCAATAACTCATCGAGAGAAGGGCACGATCATCGTGGCAGGACGAATCCCCACCAAGGGGGCACCAGGGCCAAAGACTGTTACTCCCAAGAAGACAGCAGCGCCCAAGAAGACAGCAGCGCCGAGCAAGGCAGTCGCCGTGGTGGACAAAGACAAGTTGGACACCGACGTCACCAAGGCCAGAGCTACTCAGCTCACCAAGCGCATCAAGGACTCTCACGTCAACACCTGGAAGCTGTTGGCCGAAGCAGCCAAGGGCCGCGCGTGGAAAGCGTTGGGGTACAAGAACTGGAACGAGTGGCGGGACAAGGAATTCTCGGATCTGCCGATCCTTCCCCGCGACAAGCGCAAAGAGGCCGTGGCCAGCCTCGCCAAAGATGGCCTATCGGTTCGTGCCATCTCGGACATCACCGGGGCAAGTAAGTCTCAGGTGGATCGCGACCGCGCCGCAGCACTGGGGTTGTCGCAGCCCACTGTCCCAAATGGGACAGTGAAGAAGGACGACAACGTGATCGACATCCCCGCGAGCGACATCACCGAAGTCCCCGACGGCGGCGGCGGCGAAAGTGGCGAGGGCGCAAGCGATCCTGAGCCAACGCCCACCATCGGGCGCGATGGCCGCGTAACCGACACCACCAACATCGGCAAGACACCAACCGTGATCAACGTGGTATCGGTAGCACGCACCATCGCCAACGAGCTGGCCAACGTGCGCATACGTCTCGACTCACTGTTTGCCCGCGAAGACTACGAGGAGAACAAGGTCGACGTTCAAGGCACGCTGGAAACAGCAGTAGGCGACATCATTGACACGCTGGTGGAAGAATTCGCCGACCTAATCTCGGAGCGTATGCCGGAGCCGGAACCGGCAGGGGCATAACATGATTCAGCCCCGGCGGCGAGCAATGTCAAGGTTTAGAGAGGAAACCAAACCGCCGGGGCCGAACACATGTTCCGCAGCAGGACGCGCCGAACAATCTAAGGATACATGGTGAAACAGAATCTAGCCAATAGGCTTGCCGCAGGGGGCTTTTGGGCACTACAGATCGGTTGGCTCAGCGTCGAGGTAGCCGACCATCTCAAGTCCGAGGGCACCACAGTTCCGATCGGAAGCGGTTCTCCTACAGAGGTTTTGACGGTCTGCACACTGGGTGCGTTCGAGCATTTCGTCAATGTCCATATGGACGACATGCGGATGAACGTCAAGGTGAAATTCGAGGAGCCGTCGCCGAAGCTGTACGACAAATACTGCCAGGAGATAACCCGTGAGCAGTGGGCGAAGCTACACCAGCATCCCACGTACGATCGGATCGCGCTGTGGCACAGCGATTCTGAGCATAGGCACGTATCCACGATATGGACCGGCCTAGACGAGAACCACTGCGAGCCGCCGCATATCTTCGAGACAATGGTGGTCCACGTCCACGGCCAGAACCAGGGACACATTGCCAGAGTGTTCAAGACACGCAACCTCGCGGAGGCCCGCGCCGCGCACCACGAAGCCGTCGCTCTAGTCAAGGCAGGGCGTCTATAAAAACAGCAACCAAATCGGTTGCGCAAGAGAGGAAACCGAAAGAAATGTCAACCACCTCAATGATGCAGATCGACGAGCTAGACGCGGAAACCCTGCGGATACCCGTCATCGGCACCAGTCCACTTATCACCCACAACTGGTCAGAGAAGGCCAAGCGGATGATGCTGGAAAAGCAACAGGGACGTAAGAACCCGAAGGAAAACCGCGACCCGCAGGCCGAATTCGAGTCATCGAAGTACCGGATCTATGTGCCAAAAGCAAAGGGCGGTAAGCCCGTTGAAGCCTGCGGCGTGCCCGTCGTGGCATTCAAGTCGGCCACTACGTCAGCGGCCCGCTTCTACGACAAGTCCGTTTCCATGGTGTCGCTACGACAGTTCATGTTCTTCAAGGGCGTCGTAACCAAAGCCGACGCGCAAGAGCTGTTCCAGATCGTCGGGGAACCGGAGATGCGCGAGGACATGGTCACCGTTGGCATCAGCGGAACCGACTTGCGTTACCGCGCATGCTTTTACGAGTGGTCAACCACCCTGCAAATCACCTACGTCAAAAGCTGCATCTCTCAGGGCAGCGTGTTGTCGTTGGTCGACGCGGGCGGCTTCGGTGTCGGTGTCGGGGAGTGGCGTCCAGAGAAAAACGGCCAGATGGGCTGCTACACCATCGACCGCAGTCGCGATATCGAGGTGCTGTAAATGGCTTCTGTGCGTGAGGAATTGCGCCGCATCTATACATCACAAGGGGGTGAGCTAACACCACAGGCTGTGGTGGATGCGGCGCGTCGGAAGAACTCACCTTTGAATTCCTACTTCGAGTGGGATGATCGCGTGGCTGGTGAGGCGTATCGAATCGTGCAGGCGCAGGACTTGATTCGTCGTCAGTTCAAGGTTTATGCGCGAGACAAGCGTGGCCCCAAGCACGTTCGCGAGTATGTCAGCGTCTACCAGGCCGGGGGTTCCGACACGGGCGCATACAGGCTCACTGAAGAGGTTGTGGTCGACCCTATTTCGGAGGCTATCCTGCTTCGAGAATTTCAGCGTGACATTGATAACTTGAAGCGGCGCTACGGTCACTTTAAGGAATTCGGTCGGCTCGTGAGAGAGGCGTTGGGAGAGGAGGATTCAGCGTAAACATGGCAGGCGTGGCAGGCATGGCTAGGTTGGGTCCGGCAAGGCTCGGCTCGGCATGGCCCGGCAGGCGCGGCACGGCGTGGCACGGTATGGCCTGGCGCGGCAGGCATGGCTCGGCGCGGCCCGGCTTGGTGTGGTTGGGTATGGCAACGCTTGGCTGGGCAGGGCAGGCGTGGCGAGGCAAGGCGAGGCACGGCAGGGCGCGGCAGGGCAGGCGTGGCAAGGCCTGGCGGGGTTCGGCTTGGCTGGGTCCGGCATGGCCGGGTCCGGCATGGCCAGGCACGGCAGGCTCGGCGCGGCTAGGCACGGCTCGGCAAGGTGTGGGCATGGCGCTCGGCTTGGCTCGGTGTGGCATGGCTTGGTTTGGCAGGCAAGGATAAGGGAGTGGGATGTGTTGTTACGGATAGGATCTCGTTACACCCTGGCGCAGGCGTGGCGAATCTTCAAGCGCGCCAGACAATTCGCAAATTTACGAGAAGACAGGGAGATCGAGCTGTGGCTAGTGGCAATACGTCGAGTGCGACCGTAGACGACGTGATCTGCGGGGCAAAGGAATTGATTGTCCGGTACGGCTGGCAGCGCGGCGCGTGGCCACCGTTTGGACCTGCACCACGTTGCCTGCGGGCCGCGCTGTACACGGCGGCAGGAAATCTGGATTGCCTTGCCACACGGACGCATACCGACGCGTTGCGGCGCGTCTCTGGGGCAATCTATAAGCCCGGCAGCGTCGGCGGCATCACCGACTGGGAATTCCGTAAGGACACCAACCGGGACGTCGTTATCTCTGTGCTACAGAAGGCAATTGAGCTAGGGCCAACCGAGCCTGAGATACGCGGCGAACTGTGGCCAGTCTGATGGACAAGCTGCACTATAAGGGTGATTGCCGAAAGTTCGTGCCTAACAGGATCGTTGGGCCGGACACCTGGGGCGCATGGTACATCCCCGTCACGGCGCACTACTTCAACGGGATCACCACGATCTTTTACAAGCCGGTCCCGCCCGACAAGCTACCACCACAGTGTGTCGAAATGTCGAAACAGGTTGTGGCGCAACAGCAACAAGGAAAGGTGCAACAATGGCCGCGAGACGGAAGCGGACCCTCACCAGAGCCGAGGTCGCAGCCGCAATCGCTGCAATACCAAATCTTGCGGCGCAGCGCCGGGAAGACGGGCGCGTCCAAAGGTTCAGGGCTCACGAAATCGCAACGCGAGTTGCTGAAGCGTTTCAAGAAGCGGGGATAGAGGTGAGGCAATGAGCGACGAAGCACGCAGGGCCGCAGGGATTCTCACACAATGTAAATGGTTGCGTGACAGCATCAGCAAGTGGGAGGCGCAGGCCAAGGAAATCCTGGCCCGCGAGCTGACCGGCGGCGAGCGCACCAAGGCGGTCGCGGCGGATGGCACTGAGATCGGTTCTGTCACAAGGGCAGAGGGCGCACGTTCGATGCAGATCGACAACGAGGCCGGGTTTCTGGCGTGGGTGAAGCAACGCTATCCCACGGAGGTAGAAGAAACAGTGCGTCCGGCGTTCGTCAAGCTGTGCGCCGAGAAGGTGAAGCTGCTAGGCGGTTTGCCGGATGCGAATGGTGAACTGTGCCCGCATGTTTCAATGGTGCGCGCCGACCCGAAGACCAGCGTGTCACCGCTATCTAATGACGACCGCGCGCTGATCGAGGCGCTGTTTAGGCAACACACTTGGGAGAACCTGACAACCATGGTTATGTCGGATAATCCCGCGCTTCCGCCTGCGCCACAACAGGATTGCTCGCTGGGTGATGCCGTCACTGTCCCAAAAGGGACAGTCGAACCCGAACCCGGCACTGAGCCTGAGCCGTTCATTGAAGAGGGACCGCCAAACTGGGCTGAGTCCAACACGTTTGAGACTTCTGACGCTGTACACCAGCGGCGGATGAGATAAATCCCTAGAGAGGAAACCGAAGTGAAGATCACCATTAAGCAGGACGGCGATATCTGCATGGAAACCAACGGTGCCACACCGGCAGAGATAGCCGGAGTGATACTGAGCGTGCAGCGTGAGCTACGTAAGACCGATTTGACAAAGCTGGCCGAGGACCGGCCAGTTGATTTGAGCGATATGCAGGGCGCGACGTATGACTGGATGATCGCGCACGACAAGGATCAGGGCATTCACATATCCAGTATCGCAAGAGCGTTCAGCATCTCGAATGGTGCTGCGGGACAACGCTGCTACCAACTAGTCAAGGACGGCTTCGCAACCAAGATCTGCAACGGTCGGTACCGCGCGGTGACGCAATGACTGAGCCCGTTAAGAAACCACCGGCCAAGCGGGCACCCCGACGTGCCAAGCCGAAACCGGAGGTAGCGGTGACACCGACACCGGATTCGGAAACCGTTGGGGACAATCGGACCACTATTTCCGGTTCCGGCGTTGGGCCGATGCTGGTAACCCAAGGACCACCACAGGAGAAGATATATTTGACTGTTCACGAATTGTGGTCCCGTGTAATGGAATCCGTTCGCTCTGTGGCCAAGGGTGACTTCAATGAGGATCAGGGCTTCAAGTTTCGAGGTGTTGATTCGGTGGTTGACCAGGTCGGCCCGGCGTTGCGCACTTTTGGCGTACATATCAGGCCCCGGCGAATCCTTGAGCACCACGCTACGGAGTACACCACCAAGCGCGGCTCGCGCATGGTTAACCGTGTGGTTCGTGTGGAGTGGGAAGTCACTGGACCGCAAGGTGATTCGTTTCTTGGCGAGTCGATGGGTGAGGCAGCCGACGCCGGGGACAAGTCCTTGACCAAGGCGCAGTCTGTGGCGTACAGGGTGTATCTGCTTCAGGCGCTTAGCATTCCGACCGGCGAACGCGATGCCGACGCTGACGCTCACGAGCGTGACACGCCAGCGGCCAGCGAGGGCCATTACTGGGATCAGCAGCAGGAGCAGCAATACAGCCGCCAGCGGCCATCTGGGGGCCAGGACGCGGCACGCCAAGCCCAAGCCGGGGAGGACAACCAGGCGGCACAAGTGGACAACGAGGATGCCCGCAAGGAAATGTGGCGTGTCGCAAAAGGATTGGGCTGGGAATGGGGCAAGCTCGCGGCCAGGTTCAAAGCCGATCACGGCACCGAATCCAACAGGGCACTACCCGCCGTCATCAACGCCTTCACTAACACGTTGATTAGTGAGGCAGAGGCCGAGGAGGATAAAGCTAAGGCGACGGCGGCAGAAGTGTTGGGGGCCAAGGAAGTTGCACCCGACGAGGCGCAGCCTGGCGGTGTGCTCTGATGGGCAGCGACGTTCAGGTCACCGAGACTGGGCTAATCCTGCCGGACAACATGACGTTTGAAGACTGGGCAGAGTATGGCCAACGGCTGCAACGCATGTCGCGAGCTGTCATGTGGTGGTTAGGTGACTGGTGGCGCTTCGGTGTGCGGACATACGGCACGAGCGAAGCCAAAGCGGCACTTACCAGATACTCATATCAGACATGTATGAACGCCGGGAGCGTGGCGCGACAGTTTGAATTCTCCCGACGTCGGGAGAATGTGCGCTGGGAAGAGCACAAAGTGCTGTGTTCCAGAGTGTTAAGTGATGAAGACCAGGACCGTTTACTAGACGAGTGGGAGGTTACTCAACCGACGACGGCGGCGGCACGGACTCAGGCTAGCAAGCTAAAACGCGCGTACAGGCTGGACGCACGCGAACCTAGTGAAATACCAGGGGAGTGCGCGACGATTTCCCTTGCCTCGTATGAGGATTGGCTGCCGAGCCAACCTCATTGCGACCTGTTACTAACCGATCCGCCGTACTCTACTGACATGGATGATATCGAATCCTTCGCAAACCGTTGGCTGCCAATGGCATTGAATAAGGTAGCCCCGACTGGCCGCGCATATGTATGCATCGGAGCATACCCAGATGAGCTGCGTACCTATCTGAGTGTGCCTGTCCCACAGCACCTTACGCTGGCTAACGTGTTGGTGTGGACATACCGAAACACCATAGGGCCTTCGCCGGATTATGATTACAAACTCAACTGGCAGGCCATCCTGTACTACCGTGGACAGGATGCGTTGAAGCTGCGTTGCCCAGACATGGTGGAACAGTTCACCGTTCAAGACATCAACGCACCGGATGGACGGCGCGGCGACCGCTGGCACGCATGGCAGAAACCCGATGAGCTAGGCTCACGATTCGTTCGGCACGCAACACAATTGGGCGACCTAGTGCTAGACCCGTTCGCGGGCACCGGGACTTTTCTGCTCGCTGCGGCAGCGTTGGGGCGCAAGGCATTTGGCTGCGAAATCAGTGAAGCGAATCTGGATATCGCAGTAGAGCGAGGATGCCAGCTATGAGTAACGATTGGCAAGCTGATATGAGTGAGTCATCGAGGTACTTCTGCGATCTTGTGTGGCCGGTTATCAGGGCAGCGGTCGGCGGCGGCGATATGGTGCCAGTCGAGTCTGTGCAATCGACCGAATTCACGCGCACACTCGACATCGTTGCAGGGATCGATGCCTGGATAGTGCAGGGGCATCATATCTTTGGAATCGCCTCGCGGATTCAATATGACACTTCATGGGAGACGTTTACCATCCGTATGTCTCGGCCAAATAATTCTGTTGTGGAGTACCAGAAACGCCGTGACCAAATCGCTACGCCTGGTTCACTTTTCCCACGGTGGACAGTTCAAGCGTACGTCGACCGCAGCGGGCCGAAGCTGTTAGCGGCGGGCGCTGTCCTCACTGAGCATGTTATTCAAGCTGTCACAGACCAGATCGGATACATGCAGATGACCTACAACGCGGAGTTCTGGGTTGTGCCTTGGGATAAGTTGGGCGACAAAGTATGGCGGACACCATGAACTACCCGCGTTACAACAATCTGGATATCACGCCGACACAGGTGGCGCTCGAATTGCTGGGCCTGTCAAGGCAATTGGCCGAAGCCGTCGCGGACCTTGACGATATCGAGCAGGCAGTCGTGAACGCCGACGAGGCATATGTGCTAGCTGACGCCGAGGCACACATGCGCTGCCGTAGCGAGGACGACCTTCCGGCAGCGGATATGCGAAAGGCGTGGTGTGACAAGAGAACAACGGGAGAACGGTTGGCACGCGAGTCGGCTAGGGCTATTGTGCGTGCCCGCAAGCTGCGGATAGATACTCTGAAGACGCGTGTCACAATCGGCCAAACAGTGTGCAACGCACTACAATCCGAGCTGGACCTACAGAGAGTGCGAAGTCGATGAAAGGGCAGCTATTGGTAGCCAGTGATCTCACGGGCTGGGGCCGGTGCCCGCGATGCGGACGCGTCCTGTACATAACGCGCGGGAAGGTGCCGAATCATCGCACACCGCCGCTCAAGCCACCGATCCGTAGAGGTGTGCGCGGCTCTACGCCGTTGACTGGCCGCGACCAGCCATGGTGTAGCGGGATGTCTAAATGACGATACGTCAGGCTCAGCGCGCCAAGCTGGGCGAGCGCGCGCAGCGCATGTGTGAGATATGCGGGCACCCAGGCAACAACGCGCATCACCGTAAGCCGCTTAGCCAGGGTGGCACCGACGCCCTGTCAAACCTGTTGCTGCTGTGCGGGTCTGGCACGACGGGTTGTCACGGCTATGTGACGGCACCCGTCAGGAACAGTTGGCTGTGGCCGATCAAGCCGAAGAGCACCGGATGGGTGTGTTGGCGCAGCGACAATCCGGCCACTGTGCCAGTGAAGTATCGGGGCCATTGGGCGCGTTTGGATGACGCGGGCCATGTTCACTTACTGCTACCGAGAGAGGTTCGAAATGAGTTGGGTCACTTGTCAATTGGCGGCTAGTGGCGTGGAGCGTGCGGTTAACACTGACCTGGTGTTATGGGCGGACGACAAACGCGCGACGACGGTGTTGACTATGGTTGGGGGACAACAGTTCTCAATTCTTGGCGGGCTACAGGAGTGGTTGAACGAAGTTGAGTTAGCGGCGAAGCCATGAAGTACCCCAAAGAGATTGGGCCGCAGTCACAGACCGAAGCGCTGGCCGTCTTGTTCACACTACTGGGCAACGCGTACAACCTACTCGCCCAATACGAGGCCGACGAGCGTGGTGGTCGCGACGAGCGGATACGGAAGAACATTATGAACACGGACAAGCCTTCGACGAAGGGAGAGTTCTATGATTCGTAACTTGCTTGTGCGCGTCCTGTACACCGTGGGCGAGACGTGTTTCCTTGTGGCAGACCAGCTTTCACCGGCCACTGACGAAGTGTGGCGCGACCGGCGCTGGAAGCAATACCTACGCCAACAGGCCCGCCTCGATAGCTATGCCACGTCGCATCATTGCGACCCAAACCAATGCGGTTGGCCGGGGCTATACCGTGGGTAGAGCCAAATATCCGAACAACTGGCCACGCATCGAGCGAAACATCAAGCTACGGGCCGACTTTCGTTGCGAATGCGGCACCGGATACGACTGCGGCTCAAACACACACCTAAGCCGATGCCCGAGCATTGATGGCCAGCGGTATGCACACAACAAACGCCTGATCAAATTGCGTGTGGTGCAGATTCGGCGCGGCGAAGATTGGCGACCGCATAATCTTGTGGCACTGTGCCTTCCATGCTACGTGCTGTGGGCCAAAGAGGAAGAGGCTGAGATTCAACGCGAGCTGGGACCGGCGCTGTGGTAGTCGACCTCGCGCTGCCGCGTGGCGTAGTTCTGGTGTTAGGCAACGGAACTCGTGTACCTGTCGACCTTAAGCACATCGCCAATCATCCAAGCTATGGCCGAATCTTCAAGGTGCTTATCGAGGCGGACATGGTAAAGCTGATGCCGATGATCCACGCTGTCGACGCCGACCGATGGCCACCTGGTTGCACGCTACAATTCCCAAGATTGGACGGCACACTATCTGACGAGTGGTTACAGCGTGTGCTGAATAATTCGCGAATCCTGCGGCGCGGTAGGACATCTGGGATCGAGTACACCAAGTGATCTCTTCCCAGTTACCCGGCGGTGGATCGGCGGCTGGCAGAGTAGGCCCGAAGCATCAGACCAAACTCGCGCTACCCGTATGGTTTTCACGGGGAGGCGTCGTCGGCGTGCTTTCGCACCAGGGCGGGGAACTCGTGCAGGCACCGTCTAGCTGGTGCCCAGGTCTGCCTTTACCACCGGCCTGCACGATCTGGGATCGACTTGACACACACCATCTAAAGGCTGTTGCTCACGCTTGCGAGGCGCGGACTGGATTTGATAGGCTGTCCAGTAACAGCTTTGGCCTGGGGTGGTTAAGTTGTTACGGACGGTCTTCTTCGGGGGGCCGTCCGTTTTTTGTTGGAAGTTACCACCGTAGCACACACGAAAACGGCTGTGCAACAATGGGTTTGCATAGGGTGAAAAGTAGGTGTACTTTGGACGTTGTCAATTGCGCTGGTAGAGAGGACCATTCAGTTGAAGTGCTTAACCATTACGGTCGATGACCGCGAACTATTTAGCGGCGAGGTCGCCGAGCTACAGTGGACCGAAACTGCGGACTCTGTAGGTGTCACAGCACGTTTCACTCCGGCCCCGTCGATTATGGATTCTCTCAAGCAGTTTGGTGCGGCAGCGCAGCAGAAGAAACAACAGGCCGAGCCACCGCCGCCACTGTCCCAAACGGGACAGTCACCAGCGGAGCCGCCACACTTGGTACCGCCTCTCGACACAGTGGACGGCGAATAGGTGACTGGCGATTTCCGCACCCATCAGTGTTACCGATGCGGTAACTTCTGGTGCTCTAACAGTGGCCCAAAGTGCTTTGTTACCAACACCTTTTGCCCAACATGCATACCGTCTGTGACACACAGGCTAGCCGACGACCGCGCCACCATGGCCCCACCGATGTATGTAGAGCAGCGTCGGCGACCAATGGTGAGCGCCGCCAACGAGGCCAGGGGAATCCGTTCTGCGCGCGCACATTTCGTCAGCGAAGAACGGCTTTCGATTCGGCTGAAGCGGAGGGCATCGTGAACATCGCAACCAACATCAAGGTCGGCGAGTATGAGATGAACACGCCGGGGCTCATAGCGTGCGACCACTGTGGGATAGTCGCTGTGGACACACCGGCTTTCGGCTGGAAGCGGTGGCAGGAGAACGGCGAGCTACTGCACCACTGCCCGGCGGCGGTGCAGTACAACGAATGGGTGGCGGGCGGTCTGGTTCACATGAAGGCACCGGACGAGGCTGTGCAGTACCAGTATTGGCCGTTGCCAAATGTGTTCTACCTGGTGAACGCTGAAATGGGCTTCGAGGCAGGGCCTTTCGTCGGCCACGGTGAGGCCATGAATGCGTTGGATCTGATTAACGGCGATCTCCGTTCCGGCACAGCGGTATTGAGTGACGGCGAATATCACGCAAGCAAGATATGGCACGTCAATGGTCGCTAACGTACTGATCTGTCTTGGCGTCATCGCGGGATTGAAGATCGCGAAATACGTGTGGTCAATCATCTGGGAATGGGCATGACTGAGTCGCCGCCGGATCTTGATTACGAGCCGACGCCGGACCCGTCCGAGCCAGAGCCAGGGTTCACTGAGCACGGCTACCGTGTGCTGGATGGTTTCCCGACGTCGGGTATCGACCGCGACCGCCCTTACCAGGATCTTGGTGGATTAGTAAGGCCGGACGCGTATTTCGGTGCCCGCGAATTCGACTGTCCCACATGCAAAGCCGAAGTTGGCGACAAGTGCCAGGTGTGGGTGGGTCGTCTGAGCCGTACCGTGCCGCGAAAGATGCCGTGTATAGCCAGGATTCGTAAAGCCAAAGACGCGGGCCTGATATGAAACCATTCACCGAACTCAGTTTAGAGAAGTGGCGGGTTACCCGAATGCTTGTGCCGAGGGCTGTGGCGGCGCGTGGTGTGCCTGACTGGCACCGACCATCCGCCACCGTAAGCGTGGCCGTGTGGGCTGTTTGGCCCCCGCATTGGGGGTTGGAAGGTAGTCCGCTGCTGATATTTCCGATGTGGCGCATGGCGTTTCGTGCTGCGTTCGACCGTGCCCAGTTCTCTGTATCGCCAACACCGCCCGATGCAACCCTGGAAGAGAGATTCTATGGCAAAGCATGAGAATCCGCAGCAGCCGCCCCAAATCTATTACCCGCCAGGGCATCCCAAGCACACTGACGGCAAGCAACCAGACGCAGCCGCCACCGTAGCCGAAGAAGATCTCGGCGACGTCATCCGCGCCATCGAAGGCTTGGCCGCTGAGCTGTCCGAAGAATTCTTCACGGTGCCAGACATAGCCGAGGATAGCGGGCGTGTCGACGCTGAAAAGTTCGACGCTGCAACACGTTTGGCGTTTGTCTCATGCGGTAACGCACTGGACTACGCCATTCGGTTGGTGCGCGAGAAGGGTCGGGCTCTGCGAATCAAGAAGCTACGAAAGGAGTTATCCGAAGAGATGCGAGCCGCCGGATTAACAGGTGATCCAACAGACGGCGAGCCTACTATCTGAGAAAGGGCCGATGGATTAGGATGACATGATGTGCCGAAAGCGTCTGCCACCAGCGGACCACTCACGAATGCACTACGCACTCAAGCGTTTACATCGATTAGTAGTTATCAACACCACGAAAGGTAGTATCGAAATGTCAAATCCGACACCGGATATGCGCTCGATTGACCAGAACGACATCAACGCGTGGGCGGAGAATGTGAACGCCGCCGTCACCGCGTTGCAGACCATTATTGCCAACGGCAATCTCACAGCAGCCGACGAGTCGCTGATGAACACCGCTATTGGCACTCTCGACGGGGTGGCCGGTACCGTGACGCCGCCTGTTACGCCGCCTGCCGGTCAGTAATCAGTGAGCACGCCAATTGGGCTGCCGCAGTTCACTGTCCAGCAGTACATGGAAGAAGGCCAGACACCGGGCAGTAATGTGTCCGGTGATCCGGTCACTGTCGCGCCGCTGAATATCTTGGTGACGTTCACACCAAGCCAGGCCGAGATCCAGGTTACTGAGGCCACACCCATTCCGTTCACGGTGTACCTCGATCCCGTTGTGGCGCGGGTGGATACGGACGGCTACCTCAAGGGGATCAACAGCGAGCCCGTGTATTACGACGACGCTGGCACGATTTATCAAGTGCCACAACTGAGTTCAGCGGGCCTGCCGGTCACTCCGGTGTACGCCGGGGCCGACACGCCAGCGTACTGGATTGACGCCGACGGCAACGAGGTTCCCAACCCGCCAGGTCTCGCGGTGTGGGGTGTGCGGCTGGTGTCGAACAGTTCCCTTCTCGCACTTGCCAATCCGCTCATGTACCGGGTGAACTACTCGCGCGGCGATGTGGTGATACACAGCTTCACGTTCGCCGCACCATCGACAGATGTCACCGTCGACCTCAGCACCGTCGAACGGCTAGGACCAGCCCCGGCATCGGTCACGTCGATAGCCGACATCACACCACTTGGCATCGAGATTGTTACCGCACCCGACGTGGAGTCTGTCGCCAACCTGCTGGGCTACAACCCACCCAAGCAAGTATCAATCGGTGACCAGGGACATGGAATAGCAGCGCAGGGCAACGCCACCTCAACCGTGGGTACGGGCGAAATGATGTTCGTGGTGGGTCCGAAATCCTCTGGCATCTCCGCGTTGTTCGAACACTGGTACACCGACGCCGGATCAGGGGCCGACACCGACCCGGCTGGGCCAATCAGCTTCAATGCGTCTGTGCGGGTTGTCAGTTCGAGCAACCCAGGCACCCTGATAAACACGATTCACCGGATAACGTTCAACGGGCGCACCACCGCGACACTGGACCCCGGCGGCAAGGTTATCTCCGATCCGTTGGGTATCACTGTCGCTCAAGGCGATGAGGTCGCCGTCCGTACGTTCTTGGCGTCGGGCACCGCGTACGCGCCTAGGGAGACATGGGGAACCAGCGGCGGGCCTGGCGGGTTCACTGCCACAACGGATTTGACGGCACCGGGCAGCGCCGCTATCCCGGTATCCGGTGGGATCTATTACGGGCCAGCCGCATTAATGGGATTCCCCGAAGGTGCAGCAGATGCCTTGTCCTGCTTAATTATTGGCGACTCGATATCGTCCAGCGGTGCCGACACAGCCGTCTTCACGATTCCCCACCTTGGGGAAGGCGGGTTCGGGATACGGGCACTCACCGGCCAGGGCGGGCTTCTCAACGTGGCGGTGCCCGGTGATTCCGCGACCGGCTTCCAGAGCAGCGACTTTGACTTCCACCGGCTAGCCAACGCCGCGTACTGCAATGTCGCGCTAATCGGCTACGGCTCAAACGATTTCATTGAAGGCACCACCGCAGCCCAGCTTGAGGCCATCCACCTGAATGAGGCAAACGAGTTGCGGCGGCTGGGCATTCGTAGAGTTTTCATCCTCACCGTCTGTCCTCGCGTGACTACCACAGATGGCTGTGGAACCCTAACAGGTCAAACACCCATGTCAGGCGAAGCGCAACGCGTGCTATACAACACCTGGGCCAGGGGCCGGTGCCCCATTGACCCAAGCACCAAAGCGCCTGTGGCAGTTGGCACTTCGGGCGCACTGTTGGCGGGCGACTTCGGGCATCCCCTCACCGGGTTCTTCGACGTGGCATCCAAAGTCGAGTCGGGCCTGAATTCCGGTAAATGGTTACCAGCCCTGCGAACCGCGCATGGCTCAATCACTTCCGGCGACAATGCCGTCACGTCCTCAGACGCCAACTTTTCTGGGGCTATTCAAGAGAATGGCGGCGACCTTGGGTCTGGCATGGTACTCATGGGCGGTGGGGCGAGCGGAGCGCCACTGTCGGGGCCAGCGGTGCTTGTCACACCACCCACGACGGCGTACCTACTTCTGTTGGCCAGCACCACAGTAACCAACGCGACCCTTTACATTGGCACAGTGACAGCGGAGGGCGTCCACCCGAACGGCAGGGGCGTTGTCCTGATGGCTTCGGCAATCGACCTGGCCAAATTGGCAGGCTAGACAACATGATTGACTTGACTGTTGCCATGTGTAGCATCGACACACGCTACCGTACGTTCGCGCTGCGAATGCAGGACATGCTGTGGGGCCAGCACCAACGCCTGCCGCTGGCCGACCGCCAGCGGGTAGAGATCCTGATCCTGTCCGACAACAAGGTGATGACCATTGGGACCAAACGTAATTGGCTGGTGCAGATGGCGCAGGGCCGCTACGTGCAGTTCGTAGACGACGACGACAGACTGGCCGACGACGCATTAAAACGGGTGCTGGCCTGCACCGCATACGACTGTGACGTGATTTGCTTCCCGGCCATGGTGTCACTAGGCGGCGGGCCTGCGCGAATATGCCATTACAGCAAGAACTTTGGACACGACCACAACACGGCGACCTGCTATCAACGGCTGCCCAACCATATCTGCGCCACCAAGCGCGAGATCATGCTTGACACCCCGTTCCTGAATATCTGTATGGGAGAAGATGCCGACTATGCGCGGCGGCTAGCACCCAAACTGAAGACCGAATGCACGCTCGAAAAGCCTTTGTACTTCTACGATTACGATCCGAGGACCAGTGAATGTAGACGTTGACTTGGTGATAATGTCCAAGGCCACCAATAACTCGCTGGCGACCATGACGCAGCGCGCCGTCAACACCGCCAAGTATGCAGCGCTACCCCGTGTCGTCAATGTGATTGTGATGGAACAGGCCAACGCCGAATACAGCAATGCCACAACGGTTTTGAGCCCAGGCGTATTCAACTACAATGCGTTCGCCAACCATGGCGCGAAACTTGGGCAGGCACCGTACATCGTTATCGCTAATAACGATCTGGAGTTTCGCGACGGCTGGCTGGACCGGATGCTCGCGGCGAACTGGCCAGTGACGTCGCCGGTAAGCCCCGGCTATCACCGGCACCACAACGTGATGGGCAACGAGATCGGCCAACAGGTAGGAAGGCACTTGGCCGGTTGGTGTTACATGCTCACCCGTGAGCTGTGGTCTGAGCTGGGCGGGCTCGATGATACATATCCGTTTTGGTGTGCCGATAACGCCGTGATGAAACAGTTGCAGGACAAGGGGATTCACCCAATGCTGGTGGCGGGCGCGACGGTGCATCACAAGGTGTCGGCCACGCTGATGCGCGAATCCCGTGACGTACAGGACGAATTGACGTGGGGGCTGGTGCATCAATACAACCTCGACACCAATGCCAACATCTTCGCCAGAGACTATCGTTATGATGCGTGGAAGCGCCGCAACAGAATTCAGGAAACACCATGAGCGACATAGTGATTGGGGTGGTAGCCGACACGCGCCGTGATCAGCAGGCGTGGGCGCTGTATGACACGGTCGACGCCAAGGTGATTAGCTTCGACTCCGGCACCATAGGCGCAACCAAGAACCACATCAGGGTATGGACGAAACTTCTTCAGCACGGCGGCAATTGGGCTGTGGTACTTGAGGATGACGCGGTGCCGGTGGACGGGTTCACCGATCAGTTAGTCGGCGCGCTCGCTGACCCACCAGCCAACATTGTCGGCCTGTATCTGGGCAAGGGCTATCCGAAAGCGTGGCAGCGTTTCGTCAAGAAGGCCACTTCAAGTGAGACGGCGAATTATGTTATGTCGAGCCATCTTCTGCACGGCGTGGGAACGGCGATCCGCATGCACCTTGTCGAGGACATGCTGCGCTGCATCAAGCGCATCACGCCAGTCGATTGGCCGATGGATGAGCAGATCACACGGTGGGCGCGGCTACGTGGCGAACGGGTGTGCTACACGCTGCCGAGCCTTGTCGATCATGCTGATGGCCCAACGCTTTTGGTTCATCCCGACAGTGAGGGTCGCGCCGCTCCGCGCGTGGCCTACCGCACCGGCAGGCGTCCCGTGTGGGATAAGACGAAAGTTGTTGGTATGCCATGACACCCGCACAGATCGCACTCATCGTATTCATTAGCCTCGTACTGGTTGGTTTTACGCGACACGGCTGGTTGACAGGGCTCTAACAAAACAAGAAAGGAAATACCGAAATGGCAAGTAACAGAACAGCATCGGGCTCACCTACTGCGGCGGCGCGCAAGTCGTCCGGCGGCGGCAAGGGCATGAAGCCGGGCAGCTTCCCCGTCGAAGACAAAGGCATGGCCGATAGTGCCATTAACCTGCGTGGGCACGCGCCAAGCCCAGACGCGGTGCTAGACAAGGTATCTCGATACGCTTCCAAGACCGGCGACGAGGGCTTGAAGAACCGCGTTGCAGCCGCACGCAAGAAGGACCGGAGTTGACGAATGATTTCGTGCCTACGCACGTCATTGACCTCGATTGCCCGCACGGTTGCGGCGCAGTGCTGCACATCCCTGCTATTGAGTCTGCTTCGGAATACCACACTTTCGGCAACGCTCAAGTCGCGCTTAAGGGGATTCAGATTCAATCCCCGACGATCTGGGCGCAAGTCGCAGCCCACAGCCGGGTCTGTCCCATGGTTCCCCTTGGCGAGGAATGGCGCGCTAGTCTTTGACCGGGACCGCAGTGGAATCCGAAACGGTGATGGCTCAATCGATTTCGATAAGCTGTTCGGCTACATCCGCAATGATGAGATGGTCGACACCGTGATCGCACTGCCTACCGGATACGTCAGTTACATCGACGGCCACAACGTGCTGCGTACTGAGCCACTGTCCCAAATGGGACAGTCGGATGCACCACTGGCCAAGGTGATTGACATGCATAAACGGATCGCGGACAAGGTGACTGGCATCAACAAACGAATCGCTGGTGAAATATGACCGTATTGCGCGTGTCGGATCTAGCCGAAAGTCGGGCCGGTATGCCACAATTAGCTCATGTGGAGGGCAGTCCCTGGCTACGAGGGCAGCTACGAGGCGAACCGCGAACTGTGGGCGGTGCGCTCACTCGACCGCATCATCGTGGACAGGAACGGCAAGTACCGCCGTCTACGAGGCCGGTTACTTGCTGGCGTCAACCGCAACGAATTCCAAGTCATCCTGTCCCGCAACGGGATTCAGGAGTTGTTCACGCTCAACGAAATTATCGAGCGCACGTTCGGGGCACAGATCCCCGCGTAGAGAAGGGGATACTCTGATGTTTGTTGTAGGAACTGTCCAACGTGTTGTCGACCCAAAGGACTCCTCGAAATTCGACCTGGTCTGGCCCGTCATGTTGGAGGACGAGACCCAGGGGTTCGTCGGCGGCACCGTAGGCACATACAGCGATCGCGATTCTGCGGGCAAGGTCGCGGACGCACTCAACAAAGTCTTGGCAGCCAACACGTAAGGCCCGCAATGGAATACGTGAAACGACACCAATATGACTCCCCGCGCGCCGAAGTTCTGCGCAGATCCAATGTGCGGGGAATTAGTGCCCGCAGGGCAGCGCTATTGCGCGACCCACGACTCGGGGCGCTGGTCTACGGGCAAGAGCATCCCCAAATCGCGATCCGCCGACGCCAGATGGAAGAAAACAAGAAGAAGAATTCTCAATCGCGACTCGCACCGCTGCCGAATCCGCTTCGTGGGTATATGCATTGGGCTCGCAAGCGAGGTAAACCACAGAATTCCGGTATCTCAAGGCGGCACGGATCACGATTCGAATCTGGAGGCCGCGTGTCGGCCATGTCACCTGGCGTTGACCGCAGACCAGGGGCACGAGGCGGCGGGACATAAGGTGGCAGGCCGAATCCGTTACATACCAGGAGAACTCAGGGGGTTGCCCTGATGCCGAATCGTCATGTACCACACAGCCACGTTTCCCCGCCGCCGAAGACGCACAAGCCGTGTCACCATTGCCGCAAACCCGTGCTACTGCAACACGTTCGGCCTAAACATGAATGCACTGAGCACTGCCATACGGACGGCATCGAGCACGACTACCGCATGGAGCAGATGCCGCCGCTGACAAGGTATTTCGACGACGCGTTCAATGAGATGTGCTACGACTGTGCTATAAAGCCAGCGCACAAGCGCAAAAGGCATGTGGCGCATGGGTGAGGGGTGGGATATCTATTCGTGGCCGGTGTTCCGTTTCCCGACCTCGCGGCGGCGGCGCAAGTGGGCATCGCGTTGTATCCGGCAGAACATGTTTCGCTTCGCCAGTAGACCGGATACGACGCGTAGAGTGTTGGTGCTCATGCTGTTTGGTTGGATGCTAGCCGCTGCAACAACTTACGGCATAGCACACGCCGAGGTCGACGGCAGCGTGCCCGGCCCCGGCTTGTGCTCATATCCCGGTGTTGGCTCATCCGGCATGGATTTCGGTGTGTACCACTATGTTTGCGACTTCCCAATCGAGATCAACGGTAGCCATTGGCATTGCGAATACGGCGGTGCTGCCGGTAACGGGCTCGTGGGCGTTAGCATCGCACCGTTCGGCGTAGGGCTCAATGCTGCTGTCAGCTCGAATGTTGGTGTGCTGGAAGGCAGTTGTTCATGGCGTTGCCCTGATAACAACTTGGCTGCCGCACCAAACCCACCGTTGGCGTGGCAAAACGGCCAGGCAATGACGGCGAGGTGCAAAGACGTTGCGCCAGCACCAGTTCCGGCATGGTTGGCGCAACCACCCGGTCCACCGAATCCGCTTGCACCACAAGGCGAGTCACCGTGAATTACTTGGATTTGTTTATGCCGCCGGAGATTGGGAAGGGAAGTGTTGTGGAGGTCAACGATATACGGCACAGGTTCACATACCACGCGCCGGACCCGGCGAAAGCCGCTAAACACCAGAGCATTCGGCAGGCGTGCATGAACCTCGCGCACAACCTTAACGATCTGCTGCCGGACGGACGTGAAAAGTCGTTGGCCATAACACATTTAGAAGAAGTGTGTATGTGGGCCAACGCGTCACTTGCACGATCACCCGAATGAAAGGTACTGCCATGATTGTCATTGGAATCATTCTGCTGTTGCTCGCGTATCTGCTACCCGATGTGGTGGCTGTACCGCCGGGCATCGAGCACGTCCTGTCGGTGTTGGGTTGGGTCGCTATCGTGGTCGGCCTGATCTTGCTGGTGTTCGGTCATCTTCGCGGTGGACCCGTGGTCGGCACTCGTCGCTACTGGTGGTAAGAGGCGTGGTCCCATGCAGCACGAGACACCAAATACATTGCAGCCCTTGGCATGCAAACCTGGTTGCTACCTATCGGGAGGAACGGCACCGGCAGGAAGTTGCGTGGGAGGGCATGACTGGCGGGCACGCTGGGGATGCAAAGCATCTGCGGGCGCAGGGTCACAGGCTGATCACGTTCGGCGATTGGTTGAGGGCGTCGCGCCGTGAACGCCATTCTCATCGCTAGTGTGATCGCCGCGATTATTGGCCTGTCCACTGGGTATTGGATCGGCTACAGAGATGGGCTATATTGCTGTCACAGTTGGGCGAGACGGTACATGCAGGAAATGAAACGGCACCAGCCACAACACCATTCATTGAGGAGGAGTTGAAATGCCAAAAGGTGGAATAGGTGAGGCCCAGAAGCGGCCCGACAACAAGTGGGAAGTCCGGCATGAGGACGGCAGCACAGAAGTGTTGTCCGACAAGCAATTCAACGAGCAGTATGTGGTAGAGGAGGAACCAGTGGAGACAAAGAAGCCGGAAGTTGTTACGGGAGAACAATTCCCGCAAGACAGCGACTACGTCGGCGACTACTTGAGTCAGGTGGAAGAAGAGCTGAAGCGCTACGAGAACGGCATCAGGAACGTACGCGCCGAGATCAAAGCCGCCAAGTCATCCAAGGGCGAATCAGACTTCGCTGCTCTACGGCACGCCATTCATGAACTGTCGCACGGCAATCCGCTGACCCGCACCGCGCATGCGGTGACAGTCAACCACGACGGGCCAGAGCGCCTACAGCCCCCGCCGACAGCCGAATCCAACGTGTGCTCCGGTTCTGGCGAGGAAACCAACGCCGACGTCGTATCCGCACGTCATGCGGGGCGCTGATGAAAACTGTTGCAACCGCTGGCGCGTGGCTGGCGTCGGCCACCTTGTGGCTAATGGCGTCGTTCTTCATAGCTACGGCTTGTGAGCATCGAACGCCACCGGCACCTACGGTGACCAACACGCCAAGCACACCGACGACGCCCACCACCGTGCCTAACATCGCGCCGACAGACATGCCGGACACGACAACCACGCCACCACCGTTTGAAAACCCATCCACCTCAACAGGAATCGGAAAAGGATAATGATGTCAACAGAACCCAGATCTTCGCTGACTATCGCGGAACACGACGACACCGGCACACGTATTGTGGCACTGGACCTTGCGCTGCGCTACGCGCCAAGTGGCACCGCAGAGTCTGTGGTGGATGACGCCAGCACATATCTCGCATTCCTGAAGGGCGAAGGATTCCGTGACGCAAAGGGATGGCCCAGTTAGTGGCGCTGACGTTCGTGCAGGCCGCAGAACATGTCGGTGATCATGTCAGGTACACGTCGGCTCCTGGCATGCCTGCGCGTCCCGGTGTTATCAGGGCGGTGAAACAGCTCGTGGTGGTCGACTTCAACGATCACGACGGCGGCATGCTGCAATGCAATCCGCATTGCTTGGATCTTGTTGATTCACAACTGTTTTGAGAGAGGAAGCATGACCGCGAAAGTTTATGTGCGCGAACAGTTTCAACGCCTGCTGATTTACCTTCAGATTCCGTTGCTGTATCAGCGCGCCGTAGTGTGGTGGGAATTCCACTCCGATCTCCGTGCTCAGCTCAAGGCCGCTCGAATGTTCTTGGCGCAGCGCATGGTTGCGGTGCATAACTACGCGTTCGGCACAGTGATGATTGTTGCTACCAGGCAGATTCAATCTCGCGCCGAACTGCGCGATATGTCGCCGGCTGAGATTATGATCGCTTACCGTAGCGGACGGCTCGATTATCTGACCGGCACCAAGGAATACTCAGCGCCGGATGTTGGCAGGTATGGCGATACGCGTTTTCGTGACTGGGTTGCTCACGGCGGGCAAATCAAGCCATGAATGACGAGCCGGACGAATTTTACGAGTTGGAAATGCCTTTTGTGGTGGTCAGGTCTACTGGCGGCGTGTTCGATGATGATTCGTACTGTGCGGGATATGAGATGGGCTGTATCGACGCGCACCTGGCCACGCTCGCACCGATCTGTGACACAGCCGATGCCACCATTCGCACCGACAACATCAAGCAGGCCGACCTCATCGCGATGCGCCACAATCTTGCTGTCGAATTCAGTGAAGGCGAAAACGGTTGGACGCACGCCCATTTCACAAGATCCGAAAGTCGGGATAGTGCCTAACGGTAATCAGCGCGGCAACAGCCATTCCCGCAGGCTTCGAAAGCTGTGGCTGCTCAAGGTTTGTGGTGACGGCATCAGCGCGCCATGCTGGGAATGTCTTACGCTGGTGACGTTCGAGTCTATGGTGGTCGACCGTATCATCCCGGCGCATCAGGGCGGAACGTATGCCCGCAACAACATCCGTGTGCATTGCCACGTATGCAGCAACCGCGAGGGGGCGAAATTCACCAACATGATTCGATATACCAAGTGGGATTCCGAACAGTGGCTTGCGACAACGAAACTCAGAGAGGTCAGCGCATGAAAATTTTTGTGTGTTGGGAGAATTCGGGCGAGAAGAAGACTGCTGGTCGGATGGCCGATATGGTGAGGAACTTCATCAACCACACCCACAGGTTCCCCCAAATCGACGTGCTGACATCTCATGTCACGGATGGTCACTTCGGCCCGTATCGCAACGATGCGGAAGCCCTTGCGGCAGAAGCACAACGGCTACTGGAAGCGCAGGAGGCCGCGTTTGGTATCACGCAGAAGGACTTAAGCGAGTACATGGCCACTCAGCAGAATACGGTCAAGCAGATGGCCGCTCAAACACGCACACCGCCAGCGATTATCGCTGGTCGTCGTGCGCCTGGCGGCGGCGGCGGCATTCCTGGCATTCCTGGCGGCTACACGGCACAACCAATCCCGGCTCCGTATAACGTCTCGTTCTATGGTGTCGTGACGGATAGTTATTGAGGGCATGTTACGGCGATGGTCGATGCGTTCCCAGATGACTGATCATACAGAGGAGGGTAACCCTCCGCTTTATTGGCCCCGAATTCGTAAGGTAGGTACTGGGATTCGCGAGGGACTACTAATGCGGGTGCGGGCGCTACGGTGGCTCGTCCTGATCAGTGCATTGGATTGCGGCACAAGCAATCTAGGCACCATCCAAAGAAGGTGACCATGGCTAGCCCAGGCACTACCAGGTGGATGTGCGTTAGGTACTGTGGTGATGTGCATGTAATACCCATGGTAGGCAAGCACATTCACACCATCCCACTGTGTTGGTGTAAGCCGAAGAGTGAGTATGTGGTCACGCATGGCGGCGGTGTGCGCCGAGCCCTGCACTCACACAACGACATTCATAGGCTGTGCCATATCCTCATACCATGAGGTACTACCCACACACATGAGATATCAAGGCATCCACGAATGAGTCAACGAGATAGCAACGCGGACAACCAATCCCAGTACGGTCACCACCCCACCATGCAGGAACTACCCGACAACCACCCCTGCATGGACACCTCCCGCTGGACGTTCACTGATCACCACCCCGAATCCCGCAGCCCCGCAAGGGAACTCCTGGCACTGTGTGAAGACGCTGGCCTAACCCACTGGCCCACTTCCACCATCCAGTATCACCATCCCTGCCACTACCAATCCCACCACCCCAACGGTGCGACGGCACTCCCCACCACCCCAACCGACAATGCACCATCCACTGATCTACCACCCCATCACGACTGATGACCATCGACCACCCCGCGACTGATCACCACCCCCCGGCACCACCCCCCCGGGCGGGGGTCGGCGGCACA